CCATATTTTTCCTCCGGGGGAACTTTTCGGCAGAAGTTTTACACCCCCAGAAAGCCCCGGGGGAACTTTTGGTCAAACAAACCTAGGGCTGAGGTCCCAGGAGTCTAACTTTCTTGACATGAACCCAACCGAAAGGAGTTGAAAACCGTGCCTGCTCGCCGACAAAGTGATCCGCAACCGAGACCTAGTCGACATAAACCGGCCGCAACTCCCGAGGCTCGGGAGAGTCAGCTCGTGGCTAAGGCCGCCAGGCTCGCTGAACAGCAGTTGGAAGATGGTACAGCCTCAGCTCAGGTGATCACCCATTTCCTGAAGCTAGGTTCGACCCGAGAGATCCTCGAGCAGGAGCGTCTCAGACACGAGAACGAACTACTCAAGGTCAAGCGCGAGGCCTACGAGTCTCAGCAGCGGATCGAGGAACTGTACACTAACGCGATCAGCGCCATGCGGGCTTATTCCGGTCAGCAACCGTTTGAGCAGCCCGATGAATAGGAGTTACCGAGAGCTTCGTAAGCTGACAACGTTCGCCGAACGTTTTCGCTACCTCGCTCTTCGAGGGAACGTAGGACAAGCGACCTTTGGTTTTGACCGATGGGTCAACCAAGGGTTCTACACCTCACGAGAGTGGCGCCAAGCTCGGGACAGGATCATCGTCCGAGATGAAGGTTGCGATCTTGGGATCGAGGGTTATGAGATCCATGATCGGGTCTATATTCATCACATCAATCCCATCACTCTCCAACAACTCGAATCCGGAGACCCCTGTCTCATCGACCCGGACAACCTGATCACGGTTACTCACCGAACGCACAACGCCATCCACTACGGCGACGAGAGACTACTTCCCCGTCCGCTCGTTGCCCGACAGCCCGGCGACACGAAGCTCTGGTAGGAGGAGCAATGACCACCAAGAAGACCGACGAGCCCACCGGGCCCTGCCCGCCGATCAACGACGTCAGCGAGGACGAGCTGGCCGACACCGTTCTCGCCGAAGAGAGCGCGGCCGACTTCGACGCCGAGGAGGACCAGTCCGCATGACCACCTACAGCCACGCCAGCGCCAAGCTCGGTAAGATCACCGCCACCACCAAGTCCATTTCCCGGGAGGTCTTCGACGCTGCCCAGGAAGCCGGACACGACGTCTGGTACATGTGGGGGTACGACGGCAACGCCAGCAACACCGAGCACCACAGCGGCCGAGCCCTGGACTTCATGGTCCGCAACAAGGCGGCCGGTGACTGGGTTCGGAACTACATCTGGAAGAACCGTAAGCGGCTCCGCCTACAGCACGTCATTTGGTACCAGAAGATCACCTCGACCGTCACCAGCCCCGGCGTCGTACGTGGCATGGCTGACCGAGGTAACAGCACGGCGAACCACAAGGACCACGTCCACGCACTGTTCTTCTCGGGCAGCTACCAAAAGCCCACCCCCTCCTCCCCGGACCCCTCCACCCCCGACAAGAACGACGGCCCCCTGAGTCTCGACGCGATCGTAAAGTCTGTCATCAAGGGTGAGTGGGGGAACGGTCCAGAGCGAGAGAGCCGTCTGAGGGCAGCCGGTTACAACTACTCCGTCGTCCAGGCTGAGGTTCGTCGTCTTAAGGCGGGCGACCCGCCGGTCAAGAAGACCGTCAGCCAGATCGCCAACGAGATCATCGAGGGCCGAGGCGGCTGGGGCAACGGAACGGACCGCGTCTCTCGTCTCAAGAAGGCGGGCTACGACGCCAAGAAGGTCCAAGCCGAGGTCAACCGGCTGCTCACGCCCAAGGGCGAGACCAAGCCCAAGCTGACCGTCAGCCAGGTCGCCACGCAGGTCATCCGAGGCGACTGGGGTGACGGTGCCGAGCGCAAGTCCCGGCTGACGAAGGCGGGTTACAACTACGACGCCGTACAGGCCGAGGTCAATCGTCGAGACTGAACACGCAACATCGTCAAAATGAAAGGAGGTTTCCCACGTGGCGCAGAGCATCCTTACGTCAACGAAGAAGCTCATCGGTCTCAGTGAGGCTGACACCTCGTTCGACCTCGACATCATGCTTCATCTTAACAGCATGATCTCAGTCCTGACCCAAGTCGGGATAGGTCCGACCGAAGGGTTCATGATCGAGGACTCTACGGCCACGTGGGAAAGCTTCATCGGGGGCGACTCACGGATGAACATGGTGAAGTCGTATCTGTACTTGAAGGTACGACTTCTCTTCGATCCTCCAGGGACCTCGTTCGCCCTCGATGCCATGAACAAGACCGCCGCCGAACTTGAGTGGCGCCTCAACGTCCTGCGAGAGGAGGACCAGTGGATCGATCCCGACCCGGAGGTTATTCCGGCAGCCTGAGTCATCACGGTGTCAAGGGCATGAAGTGGGGCGTACGTCGCTCCGATGCAGAACTCGCTCGAGCGGGCGGTTCCGGCGGATCATCCGAGTCTCGATCGGCTTCGAAACCCAAGGTCTCGGCCGACGTCAAGGCTGCCATGGACGCCCAGCGCAAGATTGCCGAAGGCGGGACACATTCGCTCAGCAACCAGGAACTCCAAGGTCTTCTGACCCGCATGAACCTGGAACGCCAGTACCGGAATATTGTGACACCCCCGCCTGGGTCTCCCCAGAAGTCATCTGTCGACAAGGGCCACGATCAGGTCAAGAAGGTTCTCGCTTACGGCGAGACCGTCGAGAAGGTTCGGAAATTCCTGGAGACGGAAACCGGAAAGGCCGTCAAGACGGGTCTCGGTACGGCCCTTTCGGCAGGAGCTGCTTACGCGACTGGCGGCACTTCTGCTGCCGTAGCCGCAGGAGCCGGAGCCATTGCTAGGAACATCGCACGAGAGCGCGAACGGAGACCGTAGAAGGGAGGGTCGACGATGGCTCTGTCGAACACGGCAACACCGTACTACTACGGCAAGTTCCGTGAGGCGGTGATGCGCGGTGATATTCCGGTCAACCGAGAAGTCTCCTTGGAGATGAACCGCATCGACGCACTCATCGCCAACCCGAACATCTACTACGATCCTGCTCCGGTCGAGGGCTTCGTCCTCTACTGTGAGAAGGAACTAACTCTCACCGACGGGAGTGACCTTCATCTGCTCGACTCGTTCAAGCTCTGGGCCGAACAGATATTCTGCTGGTACTACTTCATCAACCGGAGCGTCTACGAACCCGATCCCGACAACCATGGGGGTAGGTACGTCGACAAGGTTATCAAGAAGCGGTTGACAACCAAGCAGTACCTCATCGTTGCACGAGGCGCCGCCAAGTCGCTCTATGAGTCGTGTCTTCAGAGCTATTTTCTGAACGTGGACACCTCGACGACTCACCAGATCACCACGGCTCCGACCATGAAGCAAGCCGAAGAGGTCATGCAGCCGATCAGGACCGCAATCACCAGAAGTCGCGGTCCGCTATTTTCGTTCATGACCGAAGGGTCACTACAGAACACGACTGGTTCCAAGGCCAACCGAGTCAAACTGGCTGCCACCAAGAAGGGTATCGAGAACTTCCTCACGGGATCGATGCTCGAGGTCCGGCCAATGACCATCAACAAGCTCCAAGGCCTCCGAACCAAGGTAGCGACCGTCGACGAGTGGCTTTCGGGAGATCTCCGGGAAGACGTCATTGGCGCCATCGAACAGGGTTCTTCCAAGCTGGACGACTATCTCATTGTAGCCGTCAGCTCCGAGGGAACCGTTCGAAACGGCAGCGGTGACACCATCAAGCTCGAGCTTGCCGATATTCTCAAGGGCGAGTATCAAGCACCTCACGTTTCGATCTGGCATTACCGATTGGATGAGTTGGAAGAGGTCGGAAACCCGGCGATGTGGTTGAAGGCCAATCCCAATCTCGGGAAGACCGTCACCTATGACACCTACCAACTCGACGTTGAACGAGCCGAGAAGGCTCCTGCTTCCCGGAACGATATTCTGGCAAAGCGTTTCGGGATTCCGATGGAGGGGTATACGTACTTCTTCACTTACGAAGAGACTCTGCCTCACCATCCTCGAACCTTCTGGGGAATGCCTTGCGCTCTTGGAGCGGACCTCTCTCAGGGTGACGACTTCTGTGCGTTCACATTCATCTTCCCTCTGCGAGGCGGAGGATTTGGCGTAAAGACCCGCAGCTACATTTCCTCGTTGACCTTGCTCAAGCTCCATGGAGCTATGCGCCAAAAGTACAACGAGTTCATAGACGAGGGCAGCCTCCACGTTCTTGAGGGAACGATCCTCGACATGATGGAGGTCTACGACGACCTGGACGTCCATATCCAGGACTGTAACTATGATGTGCGCGCACTTGGTTTCGACCCCTACAACGCAAAGGAGTTTGTAGCCCGCTGGGAAGCGGAGAACGGGCCTTACGGCATCGAGAAAGTGATTCAGGGGGCGAAGACAGAGTCGGTCCCGCTTGGGGAACTCAAGGCTCTGAGTGGCGAACGTTTGCTCATATTTGATCAGGCACTGATGACCTTTGCCATGGGTAACGCCATTACCATGGAGGACACGAACGGCAACCGAAAGCTTCTTAAGAAGCGTCAGGAAGCCAAGATCGACAACGTTGCTGCGATGATGGATGCTTTCATCGCTTACAAGCTCAACAAGGAACAGTTCGAGTAGGAAGGAGGTGAAATGAGTAGTTCGGAAGACGAGATTGCTCGGATACTTCAGCATGGTGCCTCGGCCATTGACGATATTCTCCGAAGCGAGAGGTTTCTTACCCACTACGGCGTCAAGGGTATGAAGTGGGGTGTCCGAAAGGACGAGGAGACCGGCAAGTACCGCATGACTTCCGCTGACAAGAAGTGGAAGAAGGCGCACAAGCCCAAGAAGGAACCCAACGCCAAACAGATCAAGAAAAACCTGGAGGCCAACGAGAAGAAGTCTCAGGCCAAGCTCGAAGGTTCAGACGAGAAGCCAACCAAGAAGAGCTTTGTTGCCAGACACAAGAAAGCTCTGATATTCACCGGTGCCATTGCTGGTCTGATCGCAGCAAATGCGATTGCTGAAGCCAAGACCGTAAAGTCCATTGAGGAACTTCGCGGAAAGTCGATCAGTCCAGAGACGTTCCATAAGCACGTCATGCATTCCAAGATCAAAACTTGGGGTAGTAACGACTACATCAAAGACAGTTCTTGGGAGCGGGACGAGTTCACCCTTCCGGCTGGTCACGAGTTTCATCGACTCTCACAAAAAGCGGAAACCGAGTTTCGAGATGCGACGTATTCCACTCACAGCCTGGAAGACTACCATCGATATGTATCTCAGTTCCGCCAAGAGCTGCTCGGACCACTTCACCATGTAACCTTTCAAGCCGAGCAAGACATTCGAGTTCCAAAGCTGTCGACCACACTCGAAGCACTGAAAGAATCTCTGATAGGCGGTAAGAAAGAGTTCGAGGCTTGGTACACGGATGAACGAGTCTTGGCCAAGTATCAAGAGCTCAGTGGTGGTAGTTGGAGTGACGGCCACGCCATGGGAATGTTCGACGCACTCCGTAAGAAGGGTTATGGAGCAATTGTCGATGAGATGGACGCTGGCGTCATCGGAGAGACTCCTCTCGTCATCTTCGCTCGTGAGCTTGTCGGTAAGAAGTCGAATGAACCTCTCACCAAGGACGACATCAACTTCGCCGAAGCCAGCCTCATCGAGTTGGAGAATCGTAAGTACTAAACGAGACCTCGAAGGGAGGTCCTGTCAAAATGAGTAGTGATTTCAATCTCGAAGCGGAGTACGGAGACCTCCTCGATCTCATCGAGAGCAACATTGCCGAAATGAGCGAGGGACTCAAGCACTACGGTGTTAAGGGTATGAAGTGGGGTGTTCGGAAGTCCGACAAGCCAACGCGAGAACCACTCAAATCTCTCGGACCGGACACGGTAAGTCGTAAGACGGCTTCGGGAGAGACCATCACACTCCAGAAAGTCCCGCCCACCAAGGTCGCTGAACTCACGGGTAGGATGAGTAAGAAGTATCGCGAGTGGTACTCGAAGAACGCCAGTCTCGACATCTTGGATGGCTCCGGTAAAAAGGTCGGAGATGCCTACGTCACGAAGCGAAACAAGGACGAGCTTTATCTCAATTGGCTTGGGATCGACAAGTCCGCTCGTGGTAAAGGTTATGCTACAGCCGTCATGCAGGCTGGACGGGATTTTGGTAAGCAGGAGGGCTTCAAGAAGATGACCCTCGAAGTACCCGGGATCTCTCCCGACGCTAGGCATATCTATGAGAAGCTCGGCTTCAAGGTGACCGGAGAAGTGACAGGATCTGGCGCCGGAATGTGGGGAGGTCTGACGAACATGGAATACAACTTCGATGAAGCGAAGCATTCCGAACTCAAGCACTACGGCGTCAAGGGTATGAAGTGGGGCGTCCGCAAGGCTCGAACCGGCGACTTGAATCTCCGCGCAGCCCGTCTAGAAAGAGTGGCAGACGGCACGGCTACGAAGATGGAGAAGTTCGCAACCGCCATGAACTCCACGGCCGCCAACCTCGTCCGGAGCGGTGGCCTCAAGAACGAGGCAGCTCGTAGAGCCAAGAAGCTTCGAGATCAGGAAAAGCGTCTGGCCACCGGCAAGGCCAAGACCTCGGATATTCTGAAGGCCTACGGAACAGTAAGCCTCTCTAGCCTCGCTCTCGCCGCCCACAAGAAGAGCGACCACAAGCTGGGGTCATGACCGACGAACTCGTCCACTATGGCGTCAAGGGTATGCGGTGGGGCGTCCGTAAGGATGATGATGTCGCTGGACGTTTTCAGTCCGTTGGCGAAAGCCCCAAGATGGACTCTAGAGTCCATGTGGTTTCCCAGCAAGCCGCTCGTGAGGTCGCAGCTCTGATCCAAGAGCGATACGGCTACAAGGTTCGAGAGATCAAAGCCATCGCTCCTGGTCACGAAGAATACTCGAGAGGCACCCTCGGTTACGTTGCGAACAATGGTAAGCAAAAACTCGAAGGTGATATTTACCTCGCCATACGTGATCCCACTCGAGAGATGAAGGCCTCCGAGAAGACGGGCTGGGTAGGGAAAGGTTTGGGGAACCCGATAGGGCTCATCACCCACGAATCTGCACACGCGATATTCCATTCACGGGAGAAGTACGACGAGAATGGAAAGGTAGTTGGTGGGGAGAAAGAAGCCCGAATGAAGGCTCTCCAAGCCATGGTCGACGAGGCACAGCGTAAGGGTATATCAGAACACAGACTATTGGAGAAGCTGTCTGGTTACGCAGCTTCCTCGCACGGCCATGAGGAGATCGAAGCCGAACTCTTCTCACAGTACCACTGGCATCCGAAACCGCCTTCTTTCGTAACGGTATGGGGGCAGACTCTTCACGCAGAAATGGGGATCGACCCGACCCCATTCAAGGAAAGGAAGTGACCGATGTCCAGAACGCCTGGATTCGTCCTTCCGTCGGCATATTCTTCCCAGGAAGAACTCAAAGACGATCTTCGAAGGCGATCCGAGGAAACTACGGGTTTTACTCTATTCGAATTCAGCGACTTCGACAGTGAACTTGTTCACTATGGTGTCAAGGGTATGAAGTGGGGTGTTCGTAAGGACGAGGAGACGACCTCTAGGCAGCCTTTCACACCGCCTAGAATTGATTCTCGAGTTCACAGTAGCACTGCCTCGGGTGCTCTCGAAGTTGCTCGTCTCATGCATGATCGGTACGGTTACACAGTCAAGGACGTAAAGGTCTTCGACAAAAGTCACCCGATATACACGCCTGAACTCGAGAAGAGTTTCCTCGCTTTCGTAGAGAACACTCAGGAACTCGGTTCGGCTAACGAAGGTACAATCTTCGTCGGCGCTCGAGACATGCGCCGTGAGCTCCAAGATGCCGATGGGAATTGGAACCACGCGGGTACCGGTAACGTGAAGGGTCTGATCACTCATGAGAATTCTCACGCCATATTTCATTCCACCCAGCAATTGACTACCGATTCTCGTGGTAGGCAAAAGGTCTCGGGTGGGAACATCGAAGCTCGAAACAAGGCTCTGAAGGTTGCTCAGAAAGTAGCCGCTCGCGAGGGACGCCAAATCTGGGACGTATCCGATTACGCGATGAGCACCATGGAGAGAGGCGAGTTGGAAGCTGAACTCTTCAGTGCATATCACTGGGGGACCAACCCGCCAAGGTACGTTCAGGAATGGGGTAAAACTCTACACAAAGAGATGGGTGTCGACCCAACACCTTTTAAGGAGGTGAAGTAACATGTACAGGTCCCCCGGTTTCATATTGCCCTCTCAAATCCCCGATGAGGAGAGTATGACGCGGAGACTCGAAGAGATTCGCAATGCTCCGGGAGCTGTTATCTTGGACGATGAGTTCTTCCACTCTTATGTAAACGGCGAACTTGTTCACTACGGTGTCAAGGGTATGAAATGGGGCATCCGTAAGTCCCGCCCCAACGGAGTGTCCAGATCGATCAACCGAGACGCCGCCAAGGATGCCAAGGAGTTCGCCCGAGCCAAGATGTTCTACGGCGAAGGCGCTGGTACTCGACGAAAGCTGATCAAAGCCAAGGTCGAGGGCAAGAGTAAGAATCCGGCGTACAAGAAGGCCTTCGACGCTCATCTGTCCAATCAGGACATGTCCAAGCACGCAGACAAGGCCAAGGGCGAGCGTAAACGCAAGAACGTTGCAAACAGCACCCGCAAGGGTATTCGAGGCACGAGCCATATCCTCAGAGGTAATTCGCAGTATGCCTCGGCGGCAACGGCAATCGTGGTCGGAGGCGCTCTCTGGGCCCACAAGGCCGGTATCGACAAGACCATTGCCGACGCTGGTAAGAAGGCCTACAAGAAGGCTACCGATCCGAACGGTCAAAAGTCTGCCCAGGAGATGCTCAAGAACATGGGGATCGGTTAGACTCTCCGGGCCATATTTTCAGGAAGGAGGTGACCAATGGCAGGTTTGCTTTCGCGAGTAAAGAGGACTCTCAAGCACAGTTGGAACGTCTTTCTCGATGACAACTACACCGGCGTCCGCTCCTTCGGCGGACACGAGAGTACAGGGTACTACTACTCTCCTTCGAGTCGTAGTCGGTCGTCATATTCCAGCGAACGATCCATCATCTCGTCAATCTACACCAGGCTCGGTATCGATGTCGCTGGTGTCGATATTCGACACGTCCGAACCGACGAGGAGGGACGTTACCTCGAAGACATGGACAGCGGACTCCAGGATTGTCTCCAGGTTGAACCCAACATCGACCAGGGCGCCCGACAGTTCCGTCAGGACATAGCAATGACGCTGTTCGAACATGGTACGGCGGCGATCGTTCCGGTAGAGACAGATATTAATCCGTCCGAGTCGGCGAGTTATACCATCCGGAGTCTTCGAGTCGGCGAGATCGTGGCATGGCATCCCCGACACGTAACAGTAAGTCTTTACGACGACCGGGTTGGGCAGAGGAAGCAAGTCACGGTCGAAAAGAAGTACACCGCGATCGTCGAGAACCCCCTATATTCGGTGATGAACGAACCGAACTCGACACTTAAACGACTCATTCACAAGCTCAACATGTTGGACTCGGTGGACGAGCAGTCGAGTTCCGGTAAGCTCGACATGATCATTCAGCTTCCTTACGTGATCAAATCCGAAGCCAGACGGCAGCAAGCCGAACAAAGGCGTAAGGATATTGAGTTCCAGCTCAAGGGGAGTCAGTACGGTATCGCCTATACCGATGGTACCGAGAAAATCACGCAGCTCAACCGGCCGGTCGAGAACAATCTCCTCAAGCAGATCGAGTACCTCACGAGCATCCTCTACGCTCAGCTTGGTCTGACGGAGGAGGTCATGAACGGCACGGCTGACGAGAAGGCCATGCTGAACTACTTCAGCCGGACCATCGAGCCCGTCGTTCAGGCGATCTCGGAGGCCATGAAGAAGACCTTCCTGACCAAAACGGCCCGGTCTCAGAAGCAGTCGATCATGTACTTCCGCGACCCGTTCAAGCTCGTTCCGATGGAGCAGATCGCTGAGATCGCCGACAAGTTCACTCGAAACGAAGTCCTCTCCGCCAACGAGATCCGACAGGGCATCGGCTTCAAACCCTCCAAGGACCCGAAGGCCGACCAGCTTGTCAACAGCAACATGCCTCAGGCCGGAGATCCAACAACATCTCCGGTCGATTCGGGCTCTGCCTTGGAAGAGGAGGACTCCGAAGACGAAGGGGAAGATCTGGTTCAGAGCGGAATCGCTGAAGCCAATGCGATGATCGACTCCATGCTCCAGAGCCTTGGGGCCGAATGATGGCTGACGAGATCGTCCACGAGTACGACCCGGCGAAACGACGCGCCTACTACTTGAAGACCCGTCAGTTGAAGGGTCGTACGAAGAAGGGCGTCACACTCAAGCCAGCGACCAAGACCAGAGCCCAGCGTCAAGCCGAAAGGCGCAAGAAGCTCGAGGCCGAAGTGACAGCCCTCAAAAGTCGGTTGGAAAAGCTTCGTAAGGCTCTGACGGTATTGACCGAGCAGGCCAAAGCCCGAAGTGGCGCTGAAACCAAAAAGACGCCAGAGAAGAAGGCTTCGTCCGCAGCGAAGTCATCGACTAAGCAGACTGCAGCTCAGAAATCCAAGGCTGCAAAGGCGTCCAAGGAGTACTACGAGAAGAACAAGGACAAGCTTCTCGAAGACGAGGTCAAGTCGCTAAAGGCGAAGATCAAGACCATGCAGGAGCGGATCGAGAAGATGCGCAAGAACGGCTCCGTCGGAGCCCGGAACACAACATCTAAGAAGTAAGGAGGGAGACAGTCAAAATGGCAGTAATCGAAGCTGACTTCGGCGGCTGGGCCACCAAGGCTGGCCTCAGGTGCTCCGACGGTCGGACCATTATGCGCGGTGCCTTCGAGAAGATGCACCACCAGCAGGTTCCTCTGGTCTGGCAGCACGGACACAGCGACGCGAAGAACGTCCTCGGTCACGCGGTCCTCGAGCACCGCGACGAGGGTGTCTACGCCTACGCGTTCTTCAACGACACCGAGCAGGGGAAGAACGCCCGAAGCCTCGTCGAGCACGGTGACATCAAGCATCTCTCCATCTACGCCAACAACCTGGTGGAGAAGGGCAAGGAAGTCCTCCACGGAATCATCCGCGAGGTCAGCCTGGTCCTGGCCGGGGCCAATCCCGGCGCCAAGATCGACTTCGTCAACATCAACCACGGCGATGGCGACTTCGAGACACTTGAGGACGAAGCCGTCATCCACACGGGACTCGAGCTCGACCACGCCGGAAACTCCGACGAGGAAGACGAGGAAGACGAGGAAGACGGTGACGAGGACGACGAGGATCTTCAGCACGCCGATGGTGACGAGGACGACGACGATCTCACCATCAACGACGTCTACGAGACCTTCGACGAAGAGCAGAAGAACGTCGTCCACTATCTGATCGGCGTCGCACTCCAGGACGCAGCAAAGGCGAATTCCGCCGAGCACTCCGACAAGTCCGCCGATGGCGGCGACCTCACCCACCAGGAAGGAGCCGGCAACCACATGTCGCGCAACGTCTTCGACCAGACCAACACCGACGACAAGGGCAGTGCCAAGCACGAGCTCTCCCACGACGCCCTCAAGGGCATCTTCGCCGACGCCGAGAAGCGCGGCTCTCTCAAGGCGGCTGTCGAGCAGTACGCCAAGGACAACCTGCAGCACGGCATCGAGAACATCGACATCCTGTTCCCGGACGCCAAGGCCGCGACCGGCGTCATCGAGCTCGACAAGCGTCGGACCGAGTGGGTTGCCACGGTCCTCAACAGCACCCGACACACCCCGTTCTCCCGGATCAAGACCTTCGCCGCCGACCTGACCCAGGACGAGGCCCGTGCCAAGGGCTACATCAAGGGGAACTACAAGCGCGAGGAGTGGTTCGGCGTCACCAAGCGGACCACCGACCCGACCACAATCTACAAGAAGCAGAAGCTCGACCGCGACGACCTGCTCGACATCACCGACTTCGACATGGTCGCCTTCCTCAAGGGCGAGATGCGTCTGATGACCGAGGAGGAGTTCGCACGTGCGGTCCTCATCGGTGACGGTCGAGACATCGCCGACGAGGACAAGGTCAAGGACCCGATGGGCGCCTCCAGCGGCTCCGGCATCCGGTCGATTCTCAACGACCACGAGCTGTTCGTCACCACGCTGTTCGTCAACCCGACGGCCACCGGAAACGACCTGGGCTACGAGGTCGTCGTCGACGGCGTCATGGACGGCATGGAGTACTACAAGGGGACCGGTACCCCGACGTTCTTCACCACGATCCCCCAGCTCAACAAGTTCCTGCAGGCCCGTGACCTGAACGGTCAGCGGCTCTACAAGAACCGAGGCGAGGTCGCGGACGCGCTGGGCGTCGACAAGATCGTCACCGTCGAGCCGATGAAGGAGATCTCCGACCTGATCGGAATCATCGTCAACCTGGCGGACTACAACGTCGGCACCGACCGTGGTGGCGAGCTGACGATGTTCGACGACTTCGACATCGACTACAACCAGTACAAGTACCTGATGGAGACCCGTGCATCGGGTGCCCTCATCCGACCGAAGTCGGCTCTGGTCATCAAGACGGTGGCGTCTGCCGACAACCTCGTCGAGCCGGTTCAGCCGACCTTCAACTCGACCACCGGCGTCGTGACCATCCCGACGGTCACCGGCGTGGAGTACCGTGACAGCAACGACGCGGTCCTGACCCCGGGTGCCCAGCCCGCTCTGGCGGCCGGTGCCTCCACGACCGTCTACGCGGTCGCCCTGGACGGCTACTACTTCGCCAACACGGCGGAGGACTCCTGGACGTTCAAGCGCAAGTCTGCCTGATCGGACTGATGCGTCAAAATGAGATTCTATGGAAAGGTGGGATACGGCGTAACTGTTGAAACCTCCCCCGGCGTGCACGAAGACCAGATCACAGAGTTCTCATATTTTGGAGACGTGGTCAGGAATTCGCTGAAGTTCAGGGAAGGTGAGAGTGTCAACAATGACCTCTCGGTGAGCAACTCCATAAGTGTTGTTGCAGATGCTTACGCGAACGAGCATTTCTTTGCCATTCGCTATGTCGAGTGGGCGGGGACTCTGTGGACCGTTTCTGAGGTCGAGGTGCAGAATCCCCGCCTTCTCCTGAGGCTAGGGGGTGTCTACAACGGCCCCAGACCCGAAACGTCTTGAGCTTCAGACGCTCCTGGAGGGGGTGTTGGGAAGTGCGAACGTATATTTCCAACAACCCCCCAACACAGGGATGAAGTATCCCTGTATCATCTACGCCCAGGACAATGCAAAAGTCGAATTCGCGGGCAACAAGCCATACAGCTACGCCAAGCGATACCAGGTTACGGCGATATCCAGGAGTCCGGATTGGGACGTCCCGGACAAGATCGCTTTGTTGCGATTGTCCAACCTGAATCGTATATTCACGGCGGACAATCTCCATCACTACGTCTACAACCTGTACTTCTGAGAGGGAGTCTCCAAATATGACCCAGCTCACCTGGGACAAGAGTGGCGAGCGGTACTATGAGACCGGCGTCGACCACGGTGTCCTCTACATCCCCAACGGCGCAGGTGCCTACACCAGCGGCTACGCTTGGAACGGTCTCACCACCGTCACCGAGTCGCCGTCGGGTGCCGAGTCCAACCCGCAGTACGCCGACAACATCAAGTACCTGAACCTCATCTCGGCCGAGGAGTTCGGCGGCACGATCGAGGCCTTCACCTACCCTGACGAGTTCGGCCAGTGTGACGGTACCGCAGCGCCCACGCCGGGCGTCCTCGTCGGTCAGCAGTCTCGCAAGGCCTTCGGTCTGTCCTACCGCACCAAGCTCGGCAACGACCTGGACGGCCAGGACCACGGATACAAGCTGCACCTCGTCTACGGCGCCCTCGCGGCCCCGTCGGAGAAGGCGTACGCCACCGTCAATGACTCGCCCGAGGCGATCACGTTCTCGTGGGAGTTCACCACTACCCCCGTCGAGGTCGGCCAGATCGCCGGTGTCGACTACAAGCCAACGGCCACCCTGACGATCGACTCCACCAAGGTAGACGCCGGAGCACTCGACACCCTGGAGGAGTTCCTCTACGGCACCGAGGGTACCGACCCATCGCTCCCGGACCCGGCCACCGTCATCGCCATGTTCTCCGGAACCGTTCTCGAAGCGACTCCGACCGAGCCGTCGTACGACGCGGCGACCGACACCATCACCATCCCGACTGTCACGGGCGTCAACTACTACATCGGCGGTGAGCTCCAGGCCCCCGGCCCGGTCATCATCTCTGAGGACACCATCGTCGAGGCCCGTCCGGCCAAGGGCTACAAGTTCCCGTCCAACGTAGACAACGACTGGCTCATCACCTACTCGTAATCAACCCATCGACAGAAGGAGGCTAGAGAGTGCTCACCATCGAAGTCGTTCTCGAAGAAGGCTTCGACGAAGAGAACCAGAAGTTTGTTGTTGTTAAGTCTTGCGTGCTCGAGTTGGAGCACTCTCTTGTCTCTCTGTCAAAATGGGAGTCATTCTTCGAGAAACCGTTCCTCAGTGACAAGGAGAAAGCCCCGGAGGAAGTTTTCGAGTACATCAAGATGATGACGCTCACTCCGAATGTTCCTCCGGAGGTTTTCGCCAGTCTCACAAAGGACAACGTCGAGGCGATTCGAAACTATATCGATTCGAAGATGACCGCAACGACATTCAACGATCAGGGCGCCCCCAAGAAAAACCGTGAGGTGATCACTGCGGAGATCGTCTACCACTGGATGATCGCGGCGGGCGTCCCGTTCGAGTGTCAACACTGGCATCTAAACCGGTTGTTGACGTTGATCCGAGTGATCAATCTGAAGAGCGCTCCTCCGAAGAAGATGGGTAAGCGGGAGATGCTTTCACAGCGTCAGAAGCTCAACGCTCAGAGGAAGCAACAGTTCGGAACTAGAGGTTGAGAGGAGGAAACGAGTGGCTCGACTCATATGGAGTGTTTCCGGAACTAGACTCTACGAAGCCGGAATTGACCGTGGAGTCCTCTATGTAGATGGATTCCCAGGAGTGCCGTGGACCGGTTTGACTTCAGTTGAGATGAATCCCACTGGAGGAGGGACCAAATCGTACTACCTCGACGGTAACAAGTACTTGATCGCGTCTTCCGCCGAGGAGTTCGGAGCTACGATCAATGCGTTCACATATCCTGATCTATTTGCTCGGTGCGATGGTACGGCCGAGATCCGCACTGGTCTTCGTCTCACTCAACAACGTAGAAAGTCATTCGGCTTCTCCTACCGAACACTGGTGGGGAGTGACCTCAACGGTGATCTAGGGTATAAGATACACATCGTATACAATGCCTTGGCCGAACCAACCCAACGGTCATATTCGTCCCTTAGTGACTCAACAGATCCCGTAGAGTTCAGTTGGAACGTGACAACTCGACCACCTGTTGTTTCGGGCTACAAGAGGACTTCTCACGTAGAGATCGATTCTCGTACCACCGATTCGCAGGTGCTAGAGCTCATCGAAAACGCCCTTTACGGGGATGAGGAAAACGCAGCCAGACTGCCATCTTTCTCGGAACTAGTCGAAATGTACGACGCGTTCTTTGTATTCGTTGTCACCGACAACGGGGATCGTACGTTCACTATCTCCGGTCCGGATGAAGCCATCGAGAAACTGGACGATATTTACCTTCAATTCGATTGGCCGACAGTCGTTTCAATCGACGAGAACACTTACACCATCAGCGACGGATAGAAGGGAGGCCCTGTGGTATACAAGCAAACGCTCATCGACAATTTTGATGATGGAAATCTTGATTCAACCAAGTGGACCGAAACACAGGGCCCGGGGGCCATCGAATCTGGCGGGACTCTGAATTTGGCCTGCGTTGCTGATTACCCAAGAATCGAAGGTGATATCAGCTTCGATCTCACACAGGGGATTTTCGCCGCTAAACTGTCCGTGACTGGCGATCGAGCCGAAGGTTGTGAGTTCTACATCGGAGCTCACGACGGGGCTGGTAACCATATCTCGGCCCTTGGTGGTCCGAACGGTGCTTACATCACGTTCCAACCTGGAGGCCTCACCACCTTCAGCGATGAAGTCGTGACCGATACAACTGTTGGTATCGGGTGGGACTGGATTCCGAGTGCCTGGTGGGGTATCGGGAACATGGACGGCAACAACGTCGTGCGGATGTATAACTCCACTGACGGTCAGGTCTGGAACGAGATGGCTCGTTGCACCGTCGGAGGGACGTTCAACAAGACGTCTGTTGGAATGGTCTTTATGGCCGGTGTCTGGAATGGGACCACCCCTAACCTCGTAGCGAACTTCGATGATGCATCATATTGGGCTAACGAGTCCGAGACTTTTGTGACACGAAAGGTCCGTTGGGGTGGTAAATGGATTCCGGCGACGCCTCGAGTTCGTACCGGAGAAGTATGGATTCCGGCAGCCCCCAAACCTCGTATCGATGGGGCTTGGGACCCTATGATCTGATATTTCGTCGAGTAAGAAAGGTGGCCTCGTGGCTACGGTAACTGTAGTAACCGCAGAGCGAACACTTGAAATCGAATCCACATCGATCGTTTCCGGTTCGGTCAACGAGTCTGGCCACCTCGTTCTCGTTCGGCATGATGGAACGCCAATCGATGTCGGAGCCGTTTCAGGAATGCAGATCTATGGCGGAACTTCATATTCCAAGGTAGATGCCTTCACGTATGTCGGAGATGCCGACCCTGGTGCCGTTCCGGATGGTTCGGTGTGGTTGGACACAAACGATCTGGCCGGGCCCTACGCAAGTGAAATCCAGAAGGGTCTAGTAGAGCTCGCCACTTCGGCGGAGACCATATCTGGCACGGACACGACTCGTGCAGTAACCCCGGCGGGACTTGCTGCGGTTCCCGGTAACAAGGTTCAGATTCTCGCCTCGAACGCAAACACCGAGACTGCAACACCGACCGCATATCCTAGTGGTATCTCGCAGATGAATCTGACCACAAATTCTGGTTGGTCAGTTGGTGCGGGATTCGGCACCCTCACCACGTACAAACTCGAATCGGACCGATGCTACCAGACTTTGGTCGGTACTGACGGGGGATCACGTGGTTCGCGCATGTGGACCAGAACCTACCATACTTCAGTTGGTGGTGGTGGATGGACCGGATGGTCTCTGGTTAGTACTCTTCTGACGCTGGCATCAGGAACGATCACGCAGACGACTGCAATCACTTCATATCCCAATGGATGGTCGAGATCGTATTTCACCTCGACCGATTCAACGGGCTGGGATTTCGCGGGTAGCGCGGGTGAATTGTTGACGTACGTGGATGGGACTGATTTCGCCAAGCAGACCTTCACCAAGCACGTTGGTGGTTCGAGCACGGTATCCGACATCTGGCATCGCACAGCAAACGCTGCGAATGGTTGGTCCCCCTGGAGACGTCTCCTCAACGATCCTGGTGTCTGGACGTCCTATACGCCGACGTGGACAACATCGAGTGGTGCTGCTCTTCCGTCTTTCGGTAACGCGACGATCAGTTGTCGCTACATCAAGATAGGTCGAAAGGTCGAAGTCCGGTTCGAAATCGAGTTCGGCTCTACAACCAATTTCGGTGGAGGAGGGACTGCGGACAACTGGCAGTTCAGTCTTCCTCTAACTGGTGCCCGAAGTTCAGATAGTCTCGGTTTCGTGGAGTTGAACAACAACAGCAACTCGGCTGTTTGTCTGGGCCGTGCACGTATGGTCACGGCGAACGCATTCCGTATAGGCGTCGTTTCTGGGCAGGTGAACGGATCAAACACCAATACCGGAGATGTTGACTCCCAGACACCATTCACATGGGTTTCGGGCAGTGGCATCAAGGGCCATTTCTCCTATGAAGCTTCCTCTTCCGCATAACTAAGGAATACAAACGCATGGCCATCGGTCTAGAAGTCAACAAGCAGGTACTCGACATGAAGGCCGCTCAGGCGGTCATTCGTCTCCGAGAGGCGTTCGAAGATGTCGAAGCCATCGCAGCATGGCTCGCAAATCACGCAGTGATCGACGGGGTCGACCCTTTGACCTCTGAACCCTTCGGGTATGACGCCGATGAGGCATACGCGCTCCGGTTCTACTTCGAGACCTTCAACGCGATCAAGAACGCCAACACCAACGCCTTCGATGCTGGTCGGAAGATGACCGGCCTGGAGTAACCAAAGGAGCCAAAGTGATTTCGTTCGTAGTCAAACGTTCGGGCCTACGAACGGAAGACTCCATTCGGAAGATGCGAAGCAGCGACATCTATAAGTCGTTGGACGCAGCAGCCAAAATGGGAGTAAACGCTTTGGCTTCAGCAGTACCTAAAGACTCCGGTTTGGCATCGGACTCCTGGGATTACACAGTCGAACACTCCCGGGGGTCCGTTTCCATAACATGGACCAACAACGATGTTGAAAACGGATTTCCCGTAGCCATCATGCTTCAGTACGGCTATGGTACCGGAACCGGTGGTTACGTCCAAGGTCGGGACTACATCAACCCCGCGATGAAACCGATATTTGACCACATCGCAGATCAAGTATGGAAGGCGGTGACATCCGCATGAGCACCATCGACGAACGCGTCGTTCAGATGAAGTTCCAAAACGCCGAGTTCCAACAGGGCGTTCAGCAGACGATCCGCTCCCTCGAAGTCCTCAACAAGAGCCTCCAGCTCCAGGGGGCGCAGAAGGGTCTCGCGGGGGTCGCTCAGGTCAGCCAGAGCTTCAACCAGAACATGGTCACCAACCGAGATGCTCTTGGGCGCTTCACAAAGGGTGTTTCGGAAGTGGCCACCGAAACCCAGCAATTCGGTCAGAAGGTCGAAGCCGGACGAGGATTTCTCGAGCGTTTTTCCAGTGGCGTCAGCACGGTGGCCACTGCAGCTCAACAGTTCGGCCAGAAGGTCTCGTCCAGTGAGAAGGCCCTTGAGGGCTTTCTCACGAAGATGAACAAGAGCAACGAGGAAACCAACAAGAATTCTAACGCCCTAAAGAATCTCGAGAGTGGAGTTCAGAGTCTCGCTGGCCGATTCACCGCTCTTGGACAAGTAGCCACCGGAGCCCTTCACAACATTGGTGCTCGAGCCGCCGAAGCAGGACAGAGGCTCGTCAACTCATTCACTTTCGGACCCATCATGGAGGGTTTTCGAGAGTATGAGACGAACATCAACTCGATCCAAACCATCCTGGCGAACACAGAGCGTCAAGGTACAAATCTGAACGACGTCACGAAGGCCTTGGATGAACTGAACCATTATTCCGACCAGACGATCTACAACTTCTCCGAAATGGCGAAGAACATTGGTCAGTTCACTGCTGCCGGTGTCGATCTCGAAACGTCGGTTGGCGCCATCAAGGGTATCGCTAACCTTGCTGCGATGTCAGGTACCAGTTCTGAACGTGCCGCTGGCGCCATGTATCAGCTTTCTCAGGCCATTTCCTCGGGTACTGTTTCGCTCGAGGACTGGAACTCAGTCGAAGCTGCCAGTATGGGCGGTGCCGTATTTAAGCAAGCCTTGGCTGACACTGCCGTAGCCATGGGTAAACTCAAGGATGGTGCTGTCAAGCTCGTCGGTCCCATGAAGAATATCGAAGTCAACGGAAAGTCTTTCCGAAACTCGATTTCTGCTGTGAACGGTGAGTCATGGTTGGATTCAGAAGTTCTCACGGCGACTCTTCAGCAATTCACTGGAGATCTCACCGATGCTGATCTTGCGGCTCAAGGATTCAGTAAGTCGCAGATCAAGGCAATCCAGAAGCAGGCCGAAACCGCCAAGAAAGCGGCTACGGAAGTAAAGACCGTCACCCAGCTCTTCGGAACGTTCAAAGAGCAAATGACTTCGGGGTGGGCTCAGACCTGGAAGATCATATTTGGCGACTTCATGGAAGCCAAGGGTCTGTTCACCGGTATCAGCGATTCCATCGGCAAGATGATCCAAGGTTCTGCCGAAGGCCGAAACAAGATGTTGTCGGATTGGAAATCTTTCGGCGGCAGAGACGCACTCGTTGAAGGCGTCACGAACGTCTTCAAGGGCCTGATGTCGGTGCTCAAACCGATCAAGGATGCATTCCGCCAGATATTCCCGGCCACCACCGGCAAGCAGCTTGCCGACATGACGAAGTCTTTCAGGGACTTCACCGAACGACTTATCGTCGGGGGAGAAACAGCAGACAAACTGAAGCGAACCTTTGCCGGTGTCTTTGCGATATTTGGAATCGCTGTCGACATCATCAAGGGTGTTGTTGGTGTAATCTTTGACTTGTTCGGAGCGGTGACACAAGGCTCCGGAGGGTTCCTCAGCTTCACTGCGAAGATCGGCGATTTTCTCGTCGCTGTCCGAAACGGAATCCGAGAAGGAGAGGGGCTCAAGAATCTCTTCAAGGGGATCGGAGTGGTTCTCGCCATTCCGATCAAGCTCGTACAGGAGCTTGCCAAGTGGCTCGGTTCGCTCTTCAAGGACACCGATTCCAAGGGCGTCGAGAAGAGTGTCGAGGGTATATCCTCCAAACTCGAGCCTCTCGGACGGTTGGGTGAAGTAGCCTCCAAGGCTTGGGAGAAGACTCTCACGGTCATGGAGAACGTGGGTAATTTCTTCCAGAAGCTGGGTGGTCGCATATCCGACTTCTTCAGCGGGCTGGGTATCGATGTCTCCACGATGTTCGACGGGCTCAATTTCGAGAACGTCCTCGCCGGGATCAACACGGGTCTGTTCGCAGGTCTTGTTCTGATCATCAAGAACTTCGCCGGTGGCGGAGCTCCAGGATTGCTCGACGGTATTAGTGAAGCCATCGAGAACTTCACCGGCGTACTCGGTTCCATGCAAAACACCCTTCGAGCTGCGACGCTTCTTCAGATTGCTCTTGCGGTAGGTATATTGGCAGCAGCCATGAACATCCTCTCCAAGATCGATGCCGACGGCTTGACGCGAGCTTCTGTCGCTATGGGTGGTCTGTTCACGCAACTTCTCGGATCTCTTCTCATATTCGAGAAGCTGTCGGGGTTCGCGGGCTTCGCCAAGATGCCGTTCGTGGCCGCTTCGATGATCCTGCTCTCAGTCGCAATCCTTATTCTTGCCCAGGCCGTCGAAGACCTCGCTGCTCTGGACTGGAACGAGTTGGCCAAGGGGTTGACCGGCACAATTGGTCTTCTCGGGGCCCTTGTCGGGGTTTCTCAACTCATGAAGAACCCCAAGGGTCTCATAACCACAGGTCTTGCTATGATCGTTCTCGCCGGGGCGATCAAGATCCTGGCCAGTGCGGTAGAAGACCTGTCGAGCCTTGGCTGGAACGAACTTGCCAAGGGTCTCGTGGGAGTCGGTGCTCTTCTCGGAGCGCTAACTCTCTTCACCATGTTCGCCAAGGCCAATAAGGGCGGACTGGCTCAGGCGGCCGGAATCGTATTGCTGGCGGCAGGGATCAAGATCCTCGCCAGTGCCGTAGAGGACTTCTCTAAGATGTCCTGGGGCGAAATCGGAAAGGGTCTAGCGGCCTTGGCCGGTGGTCTCGTCGTCATCTCGGGAGCTCTCAAACTCATCCCTCCTACTGCACCACTTGCTGGCGCGGGTATTCTTCTCGTGGCACTGTCACTAGGTCAGGTCGCCGACGCCCTCGAAGACATGGCCAAGATGTCTTGGGGTGAGATCGGGAAGAGTCTGACAGTTATGCTAGGTGCTCTCGGCTTGATGGCGGCAGCTTTGTACGTCATTCCGCCGACTGCTCCTCTCGGTGCGGCTGCGATGTTGATCACAGTGCTTGCTCTTCAGCAGGTTACCGGCGTTCTCGTCAAAATGTCAGAGTTCTCTTGGGAAGAAATCGGCAAGTCCATGGTCATGTTGGCAGGTACCCTCGGTTTGATCGCCGGGGCCCTGTTCCTCATGACCGGGGCGCTTCCCGGAGCGGCTGCTCTACTCGTCGTTTCAGCGGCGCTGTGGGTTCTTCATCCCGTGCTCGTTGCTTTCGGCGGGATGACCTGGGAGGAGATAGGTAAGGGTCTTGTCATGCTGGCCGGTGCCCTTGTGGTCATCGGTCTGGCGGGTCTTATTCTGGCCCCGGTGGTTCCAGCCATCATCGGTCTGGGCGTGGGCGTCGCTCTACTGGGCGTCGGCATGTTGGCTGCTGGAGCAGGAGTGCTTCTGTTCGCTGCTGCACTTACGGCATTGGCTGCGGCTGGTGGCGCTGCAACAGCAATGATCATCGGGATCGTGGCCGGTCTCATAGGTCTTATTCCGGAGGTCATGAAGCAAATCGGCTTGGGACTTATCGCCTTTGCTGAGGTTATAGCCACAGCCGGTCCTTCCATCACCAAGGCCATTGTCACAGTGATGGAGTCACTCATCTCTGCGATCGTCAGGCTTACTCCGAAGATCGTGGACGCACTTCTGCGTATGCTCACGATGCTTCTTCAGAAGCTTGCACAGTACGTCCCGAAGATGGTCGATGCCGGACTCAAGTTGTTGACGGGTATCCTCCGAGGCATTGCGAACAACCTCGGTGACGTGATCGATCAGGCTACTCGAGTGGTCGTGAAGTTCATCGAGGGTATCGGGCGGAATCTTCCGAAGGTCATTGACGCTGGCGTCAAAATGATCATTAGTTTCATAAATGGTATGGCCAAAACCATCCGCGAAAACACCGACGCTATGAATCAAGCTGGTCGAAATCTGGCTGGCGCAATCATCGAAGGTATGGTTAAGGGGCTTGCCAGCGGTGTAGGAGCTGTAGCATCGGCAGCTCGTGAAGTTGCCAGCTCGGCGTACAATTCGGCTAAGGATTTCCTTGGAATCAACTCTCCTTCCAAGGAATTCGAGAAGCTTGGTAACTACGTAAACGATGGTTTCAGAAAGGGGCTTGACGGAAACAAGGGTCAGGTTTACAAGGCATTTGACGATCTGAAGAAGATGCTTAAAGATCTCTCAAAGAGTTCTAAGGCTTCTTCATCGGAACGCAAGAAGGCCGCAGAAGCCTATACTGCCCTGACCAAATCGCTCAACGACGAGAAGACCGCTATAGGTAAACTCGCCGACAAGTACGACATCCTCACTGAGAAGATCAAGAAGGCGGACGAGGCATATCAAGCCGCCATCAAGACTCGGGACGACTACCGCAAGCAAATCACCGACAAGTACTCGGACGTTGCAAGCCCTACAGCAGAGACGACATATTCGAGCTACGTGGAGGAGCTTAAGAAGCAGATCGAGGATACCAAGCTGTTCTCGAATGCGCTTCAGAAGCTGCGTGGGTTCGGTCTCAACGACGAGCTCTACAAGGATCTGCTGGAGCAGGGCCCCAGTGCTCTGCCGTTCGTAACCGAACTTCTCGACAAGGGTATTCAGGGCGTTAACGAGGTCAACAAGCTCGGTAAGGATCTTGACGCAGCAGGCGCTCATATTGGTAAGACGGGTTCGGATGCTCTCTACCAGGCAGGTGTCGACTCGGCCAAGGGTATTCTGAACGGTCTGAAGTCTCAGCAGAAGTTCATCGAGAAGCAGATGGATGTCATTGCTGCGGCAATGATCAGGGCCATCAAGACCAAGCTGAAGATCAAGTCTCCATCTCGTGTATTCATGGAGATGGGAGGATATTCCGCGCAGGGACTCATCAAGGGCCTGGACGAAATGTCCGGTTCCGTCGAACGGTCTGCCGCCCGCACTGGAACGGCTGCCGTCGAATCTCTTAGGAAGTCGCTCACGGGTTTCTCCGACTTGATCACCAACGAGAACGACATGCAACCAGTAATCACTCCGGTTCTGGACCTGTCCAGTGTCCGTAGGGATGTCGCTGGGATCAGTGGGATGTTCGGATCTTCCTATATTCCCATCGACTCGGCCTATGCCAAGGCGAGGTATGTCGCTTCGGGTTACGCAAGTAATCAAGCCGCAGCCGATGAGATCGAGACCAATCCTCTCGGTTCCATCACCTACATCCAAAACAACACTTCGCCCAAGGCTCTGTCTTCGGCGGAGATCTACCGTCAGACAAAGAATCAACTGTCAACCACGAAGGGAGCTCTGACGTAATGCTCGAAAGGGTCGAAGTTCGAAACGTTCAGGGCGACCTGTTCAAACTGGTCCTCGAAGACCCTCAGGGGTTCATCGTGGCCGATATTGACGGGCTCGGGCCTGTCAAGGCGACTCTTGTGTCGTCTAGTTTCGCCGGTGTCGACGGAGAGCAATATCAGTCGAGCCGACGAGAAGCCCGGAACGTCAAGTTCAAGCTGGAACTCGACCCTGATCCGGCAACAGAAACGGTCTGGACTCTCAGGCAGAAGCTGTACGACTTCTTCATGCCTGAGTCCGAGATCGCTCTACAGTGGTTCCTTGAGAGTGGGCTCGTAGTCGAGATCTTGGGTATCGTGGAATCCTGCGATCCCGATCATTTCACGCAGGAGCCAACGATGGATGTATCCATCATGTGCTTCAAGCCTGACTTCTACGAGCTCACTACTCAGTCTATCCCCGGTCTGCTGACCACCGATCTCACCGAAACATATTTCGACTATCCGGGAACAGTCGAGACGGGTGTCGTCATCACGGTGACCACAGACCGGGCCGTCGATGAGCTGACGGTGTATCACCGCATTCCCAGCGGCGAAATACAGACGCTGACGTTCGACAACGCCCCCTTGATTGCTGGCGATATTCTGACCATCAGTACAGTCGAAGGCAACAAGGGGGCAACCCTCAATCGGGGTGGAACTATTAGCTCCGTTCTCTACGGCATATCTCCACAGTCGAAGTGGTTGGAGCTGAAGCGCGGTAACAACGGCCTCCGGGTCTACGCGACTGGAGACGCAATACCGGTGTCCATCGAGTACGTCAACAAGTACGGAGGACTGTGATGGAGGCTTACACCCTCGATCCTCTCCTCCGTCGTCAGGAAGTCATTGATCAGTTCGAATCGCTCATCTGGACCGAGCGGTATCAGGATTACGGTGACTTCCAGATCGATATTTACTCGACGAACAAGAGCCGGATGCTCCTCAAGACCGGAACCATGCTCGCCATGAACGAGTCGCATCGGATCATGACGGTGGAGACGGTAGAGGACTCGGTCGACGCCGAGGGCCGTAAGATGCTCACGGCGAAGGGTCGTTCACTCGAGGCGATCCTCGACGACCGGATCGCCAAGGAATCATTGTCTGATCTGACGACGTCTCCAAAGTGGACCATCACGGACACTCCCGGGAACGTCGCTAGGAAGATCTTCCACGATATTTGCGTCACAGGTGTCCTCGACCTAGGCGATGTCATTCCCTTCATCATCGAGGGGACGTTCATGCCCGAGGACACCATCGTGGAGCCGATTGACCCCATCACGGTGGAGCTGGACCCGACTACGGTCTACACGGCGATCAAGGATATTTGCAGTGTCTGGAACCTCGGGTTCCGAATGCTGCGGTACTACGACTCGTCACAGCTCTACTTCGATATTTACAGCGGAAGCGACCGGACCACTGCCCAGACGGTACTGGCGCCGGTCGTCTTCACGCCCGAGCTCGACAACTTGCAGAACGTCAAAGAGCTCACCACCATCGAAAAGGCCAAGAACGTAGCGTATGTATATTCTCCTGCTGGTTTCCAGAAGGTATACCCAGTGGGTATCGACCCTGAGATCGAAGGGTTCGAGCGCCGAGTTCTGGTCGTAAACGCAACAGACATCACAGCCGAAAACCCGGACGTGGTGTCGGCTCTTATTCAGCGAGGCAAGGAGGAACTCTCCAAGAACCAGGCAATCCAGAGCCTCGACGGTGAGATCAGCCAATTCAGCCAGTACAAGTACGGCACTCACTACAACCTCGGCGATATAGTCGAGATGCGTAACACGGATGGTGTTACCAACAACATGCGGGTGACAGAACAAATCTTTGTGTCTGACCGAGAGGGAGAGCGGTCATATCCGACTCTCACTCTCAACACCTTCATCAACACCGGTTCTTGGCTGTCCTGGATGAACAACAAGACCTGGTTCGACCTCGACGCAGACGCGACGACTTGGTCGGAACAGCCCTGATATTTGTAAGGGAGGTTAGGAATGGCTGTCGGAGACGCAGCGCAAGCTGCAGGGTACCCGTTGGTCCCGGATACCGGAGAAGAAGGCCGGGTTCGCTGGGGAGCAAGGGAGATCAACAGGACCCGAGATCTCATCGCTGCGGTGAAATCTCTCATCCCAACCGGCAAGGCCGGTTTCCGAACCGCAGCAGGCATATCCTCAGGAACCGCTGATCCGACCGGCGGGAACGACGGAGACATCTACTTCAAGATCATCAGTTAGCGACGCCCATGGTCGACTACAAGAAGACTACAGGCGTCAACGGCACGATGATGATCCGAGACACCGGGTCGGATGTTGAGTTCTGGTTCAAGGCGGGATATTCCAGCGACTGGTGGAACGGGATGCCGTTCAACTGGACCGCTAATGGAAACACCACCTACAAAACCATCAATTATCCGACCGGTGCCGACTGGTACAAGGTTGGCGAGGTCAGGGTCGCGGACTCTCAGACGGTAACGTTCCGTCTGCTCGAGAAGTCCAGTGCCACGGGTATCGGCGGGCCTACGACGTTCAGTCAGGCCATCAAACGTGACACGATCCCGTCTAAGCCATCCACCCCGGTCATATCCAACGTCACGTCTACATCGGTTCATGCAACATTCTCGGATGGTTCCAATGGCGGTGACGCTATTGATTCGAGGCAAATCGGTTACGGGACGAGTTCTACCTCTGCGCAACACATCGTCTCTTCCGACCGATCTACGACCATATCCGGATTGACTCCGGGAACGACGTATTACTTCTGGGCCCGGACTCATAACTCCGAGGGGTGGAGTGCGTGGTCCGGTCGAGCAACTACAAAGACGCTCAAAGTTCCAGATCCGCCAACAGCTCCTCTATTGGCTGCTGTTCGGATGACCAGTGTAGATGCCGCATGGAGCGCTAACGGTAACGGCGGATCGCCGATCACGGGATATGAAGTCGGATATTCCACCAGCGTATCGGGGTCGCCAACAACGACCATACCCGCAACGTCTCCAAAGACAGTCGCCGGGCTCACTCCTGGCACGCTGTACTATTTTCGAACCCGGGCAAAGAGTTCGGTCGGATGGAGTGCGTGGTCGGCGGCCACCAGTATCAGAACACTCGCGGGTGCCTATGTGAAAGTAGGTGTTGAGTGGAAACTTGCAGTTCCGTACGTGAAGGTCGACGGGGTGTGGAAACTCGCTGAACCGTGGACCAAGTCCGTAGGGGTCTGGAAGAGGACTACCTAACACACATATTTAGGGGAGGGCGAGTATGGAAACATGGCTGCAATTGGCCATCACTTCACTCGTGACACTAGGCGCATCGTCCGGTTTTTGGGCCTACTTGCAGCACAAGGATCGCACAAAGGCCGCAACGGTACGCCTTCTGATGGGTATCGCCTACGAACACATCATGACGTTCGGTGTCGCGTATATTCGCCGTGGGTGGGCTACCCGGGACGAGTACGAGGAACTCCGGAAGTACTTCTACGAGCCTTACCGGGCTCTCGGTGGAAACGGTGCAGCCGAACGGGTCATGAATGAAGTGGATAAGCTTCCGTTCGGTCCGCAAGACGAGTACGAATCGATATTCCAAAGCAGGGAACCAAGGGAGATCAACGATGTCCGTGTCGTCGCACGCCAAACCACAGACCCCCATGTTGGGTGACGGCGCCTACAACGTCGTGAAGAAGTCAGCAACGATCGTGCTTCCGGGACTCGCCACGCTATATTTCGCGCTGGCGCAGCTCTGGAACTTCCCGGAGCCCGAGAAGGTCGTAGCGTCGATCACCGCACTGAACACCTTTCTGGGCGTTCTCGTCCAGATCTCCAAGAAGTCCTATTACGCGAGCAACGCCCCCTACGTGGGAGAGATAAAGGTCGAAGACTCGGACGACGGGACCCGCAAGGTATTCTCATTGGTCGTCGACGGCGACCCCGAGGACCTCGAAACTATGGATGTTGCTACGTTCAAGGTCAACAGCGACACGGGTACCAATCCGATCGTCAAGCCCTAGGGAAGAGGAATGTTCGTGGTAATGGGTGTAGAAGAGATCGAGAACCGGTTCTGGTTCCGCAAGGCCACCAACGAGGCGTAACATTAGGTCGCAGGGGTCGCATATTTTACACGCCCTATAGTGAGACCCCTACGGAAGGAACTGCTTTGCCCAAGATGCTGAAGTTCAAGACGTCGGAGCCGAACGACCTCCAGAAGGAGATCGCGCGACTGTTCAAGAAGCTGTCTAACACGCCGGAGGACAGCGATGAGTACAACCGCGTAAGCGACCAGTTGGCCAAGCTCTACAAGCTGCAGGAAGTCGATTCCAAGCAGAAGGTGAGCAAGGACCAGGTAGTCGCTGCGCTGTCGTCTCTCGCTGGCATCCTCATCGTCATCAGCTACGAGCACACCCACGTGATCGCCACGAAGGCATTCAGCCTCGTCAAGAAGTGACCTTCATCAACTGAGAAAGCGTCCCAACCAGGACGACCGGATGGACGGCGTGTAGACCCTAACAAGGTTTACACGCCGTCTGTTTTTTGCCTAATAGCTCTCTCTGGGACCCTTTACGCCGGTATCGCACATATTACAAGGCCTATAATGAGACCCTTACCTAGAAAGGCTGTTAGCTATGACCATCGCTATCGCTGCTCTGCTCGGTGTCATCGCAGGAATCTGCACCCCCTATATCCTGAACCGGAAGAAGAACCGTCATCAGGCTGAAGACCTCGAAGTCCTCGGCCGTATGCAGTTCATCGACGGGTTCACGGCTGGGTGGGACAGAGCCTTCGAGACCATCGACCAGACCGTCGCGCAGTGCGAGAGCATATCTGAGACCAAGAAGGACTGAGTTTCAGCCCGGACCCCACATGGGGTTTGGGTTTCGTCGAGGGTCGCATATTTTACACGCCCTATAGTGAGACCCTTAACGAAAGGAACAGCCGCTCATGAACATCAAGCAGAAGTTCGAGAAGGCCAAGAAGAAGTACCAGGAGAACCAGATCGCAGTAGATGCTGCCATCGTCGCTGGCTGCCTCGCCACCGCAGCGTTCTGTCTCCACGTCATCAAGCGCATCGACGAAGTCCGAGAGGACATCGCTGAGACGCTCAAGGACGTGGAGGCCGCCGATGCGAAGATCCGAGAAGTCAACGATGCTGCCAAGCACGTCCGCGAGACCGGTCACTCCGTCACTTTCTACAACGGCCGCGACGAACCAATGTTCATCATGACCCCCGTCCCCGACGAGAACTGACCTCAAAGTCCAGACCCCCGCAAGGGGTTTGGGTTTACTCCGTTAGGGGTCTCGCAAGCTTTACAAGGCCTATAATGAGACCCTTAACGGAAGGCTTACCAATGCTGCACAAGCAGATCCTCGAGATCACTTCGATTCAGCTCATCGGACTCCGTTACCTAGACCTCGAGCAGTTCGCTATGGTGAATGGCTACATCGCCCACCTCAGCGAAAAGCTCAAGGCCGGACAGGTGACGAGTGTCGAAGAGATGATCGCAGTGGCCGTGGACTACTTCGTCGACAACGGTACGTTTGACGAGTGAGCTCAAGACCCTACCCCGCATGGGGTTTGGGTTTCGCCGCTCGGGGTCAAAATGAGAGTGATTCTCTAGAGGTCTCGCAAGGATTACACGTCCTATAGTGAGACCCCTACCGATTGGATCACTATGTTCCGCAAGAAGAAGGACCTCACGCCCCTCACCATTATCGTTGGTAACGGTCGTTGGGACGCTATCGGAAACCTCACCCCTCGCAACCAGTGGCTTTATAGCGTACTGCAGAATCAGGGTGGGATTAACGAAAGCGTTGAAGACGGCCTCTACCACTTCAATGTGAAGCGCGAAGGCTTCAAGCTTAAGCTGACATTGGACAAGATCGAGAACTAATCTCAAGCCCGGACCCCTACATGGGGTTTGGGTTTCGCCGCCAGGGGTCATCATATTTCGGGGAGGGAACCATGAACGGAAAGCTCTTCTTCGCACTCGTTGTGGTTGGAGCCGTAGCGTCATCGGCAATAGGGACAGTTCTTGCTCAGCGGAGGTACCAGCGAAGCTTCGACAAGAACGCTCGCATCCGTACGTACCACAAGGCATTCGAAGATCAGATGCGGATGTACGAGGACGACCCGAAACGTCGGGTAGAGTCGGTCATTTTCTGGAAGCAGATCGTCGACGACGAGCTGTTCTGACAGGCCTTCGCACATATTACACGGCCTATAATGAGACCCCTACCGATTGGACCCCGCTATGTTCAAGAAGAAGGCCGTTCAGCTCACGTTCGTCGACAAGCCCAAGAACAAGAAGGCTGACGACTCCGCTCCCGAAGAGACCCATATTCTTCACCCCGAAACCGTCAAGGCCATCGCCGACCACGGAAAGACGTTGGTGAAGCATGTCACTCTCGCCGCGATCGGAGTCTACGCCGCCGTCAAGGCCATCGACACCGTGAGTCAGATCGCCGTCAAGAAAACCAAGAGCGCCGACCAAGATTGACCTCAGACCCGACCCCACAAGGGGTTTGGGTTTCGACATGTCCTCGCAAGAATTACATGCCCTATAATGAGACCCCTACTCTAGATTGGACTTACCATGAACGAGAAGAAGAACGAGAAGTTCGCCACCCTCAAGCAGAAGATCAAGACCTACGCCCCCAGCGTGATCGCCTTCACCGCAGCCGCCGCCTCCACGGTGCTCGTGCTCAACTCCATCAAGAACGCCGCCCAGGCGCCCGAGGTGGAGGTCGAGTTCGAGCCCCTTCCGGAGGTGACCGGCGACGACAAGAAGGCGCTCCTGGAGCGCGAGGACCTGATCGTCCAGCAGAGCGAGATGGACGACGTCTACTACCTTTCCATCATGAACAACACCAACATCGAGAACTGACCTCAAAGCCTGAACCCCCACAAGGGGTTTGGGTTTCGTTTTCCAAAATTTCCCGAGCGGGTATTTTGGGCAAAACTCGCAAGAATTACATGCTCTATAATGAGACCCGTAACCTTTAGATTGGAAACCTCTCATGGACAACAACACCTCCACCGAGTCCCAGGACATCAATTTCGGCAAGGAGATCGCCAAGGCATTCGCCGTGGGCGCCGCTATGTCGGCTGCCACCACTGCCGGATTCCTCGCGGTCGGCCTCGCCTACGCGAAATACCTGGAGAAGAAGGAGGCCAAGAAGACCAAGAAGACCACCAACGAGAACTGACCTCAAGCCCGAACCCCCACAAGGGGTTTGGGTTTCGCCTAGGAGGGACAGTTAGTGGACATTCTAGTTACGATCATATCCTGTTTGGCGATCGGGTGTTGCGCGGGAAAGCTGGCCGGATGGATCTGGGATTGGTGGTACAAGTAATGGAACCACCAAAGCTGGTGACGCTACTTCCTAAAGAGGAAGAAGTTATCGAGAACGAGCCCTTCTGGGACCCTCCGTTCCGACGTGTCGTTATCAACCTGGTCGTCGTACTGGGTCTCAAGGTCGCCACCGGAATCGCCATGCGGCAACTGGCGAAGTCGGTCAAGTCATATTCCAAGGGGAGTGAAGCATGAACGAAGGTCTGAAGCGGCTCAAGGAAGAGTTCAACAACAACCCGGTAGCCGTCATCGGAGTCATTTCCGTGGCGCTCGCGGCGGCGGGAAAGGTGATCAACGCGATCGGCGCTTACCAGGGCCGCCGGGCCTACGCCAAGGACGTCAACCGTCGCATCAAGAGCAGCACGTACGGAAAGTCGAGGCGTTCGTAGGGTTAACCTACCCTCGCAAGAATTACACGTCCTATAATGAGACCCCTACCCTCTAACCAGATTGGACGTGTTATGAACGCCGCCAAGAAGGCCCTTACCTCCGCCAAGGACAAGATCGTCGAGAACAAGACCAAGATCCTCGCAGTCACCACCGTTGCCGCCACCGGCGCGGCGGTACTGCTGAAGATCGGTCTGAAGCAGCACGACGAGTTCCTCAAGGAGAAGGGCCTCTACAACGAGTTCTACACCCCCGAAGACGAGAACTGACCTCAAGACCCACGCCTCAGCGCACCCGCGCATGGGGTTTGGGTTTCGCCATATTCAGAAGGGCTGCCCCCTGTGTTCGGTGAAGTGACGGGTAAGACGAAGAACCAGCTCCGGCGCGAGGTTCTGAAGATGAGGCTGCGACAGCTCAAGCGCCATATTCCGACCATCGCCGGAGTCGTCGGGACGGTCGTCGCCACGTCTCTCGCGGTGAAGTATAAGAACGAACTCGAAAAGTTCGAGGCAGACCACTACGGCGACGGCTGGTCGACAATTCCGGTTCCCCCATCGACGATGGAGGAACTCGAGGCTGGTGAGTCGATGCTCTACCGCCACGTTCGCATCAGTGACGATGACGTCTACGCCCAGTACAACACGGGTTCGAACGAGTTCTCCGACGAGGCGAACGAGCGCTTCGAGGAAGCGAAGAAGGAGAGAGACAATGCGTAAGAATCTGATCACCCCTCTCCCCAAGAACGAGAAGTAGAACCAAACCACGCATCAGAATCGCCAACACGGCGACACGACAGGAGCTTCAATCATGGACTTCAGCGCGCTGTTCCAGCGTGCAGGTAAGGTCGCCGCAAACAACTCTCCGGCGATTCTGACCGCACTAAGCGTCTCTGGCGCTGTCACATCCGTATATTTGGCCGCCAAGGCAGCTTTCCAGGCCGCCAAGGTTCTCGGAGAAGCGGAAGTGGAGATCTCCACCACCGAGGAAGCCGAACACTTCAACACGTTCAAGGGAAAGGCCGAGCTCACCTGGAAGCTGTACATCCCGGCAGCGACCTGCCTGGCCATGACCGTCACGGCGACCATCTGCGCCAACCGCGTGAGTGAGCGCCGGGCGGCTGCCATGGCATCGGCCTACGCGTTCGCCGAGAAGAGCTTCAAGGAGTACCGCGAGAAGACGCTGAAGAAGGTCGGTAAGAACAAGGAGCAGGCGATCCGCGACGAGATCGTCCAGGACCGCATCACAGCGAACCCTCCGGGCCAGACGGTACTCGCTCTCGCCGCTCAGCAGGGAAGCGTCCTATGTTGGGACAAGTGGTCGGATCGATATTTCGTCAGTGACATGGAGACGATTCGTAAGGCCGTGAACGACTTCAACCACGAGCTGATCAACAGCACACACCTGTCGTTGACGGAGTTCTACCACCTTCTGGGTCTGACGCCCATCGGCGCCTCCGACGACCTCGGCTGGGACTCCAACGACAAGCTCGAACTCAACTACACGTCGGCGCTCACGAAGAACAACGTCCCGTGTCTCGCCATCGACTTCGTCAACCGACCGAATCACAGGTACGCCCAGCTCTATTGAAGAGATTGGGGCCCTCGCGGTAATCCATATTGGATCGCCGCGTACGAGTACCACACAAGCCACCCGAACGATATTTTCGGAAACTGAAGGAGCCCAAGAGCATGTCGAACAACAAGAACACCAAGGTCACCGCCGAGTCCGTCGCCGCCCAGGCCGCCGAGGAGAACCTGGTCGTCCCGGCGCAGAGCGAGAAGGCCTCCGAGCTGGAGGTCATCGAGGAGACCACCGAGGCCCCGGAGCTGGAGGTCATCGAGGGCGGCAAGAAGTCCTTCAAGGAGCGCCTGGTCTCCGTGACCGAGAAGCTCAAGGAGAACAAGAAGGTCGTCGCCGGAGTCGCCGTCTCCGTGGCCCTGGCCGCCGTGGCCTTCGCCAAGTTCGCCGCGAAGCAGGCCGACGAGGAGACCCTCAGCGAGGACGAGGTCGACCTCCAGGTCATCACCGGCGAGAACGAGCAGGTGCTCGCCGAGAACGCCTGATCAACACCCGTTGAAGGTCGGGGCGGTACGTGGAAGTCATATTCTGCGTGCCGCCCCTTCCGCTTGTTAAATCGAAGAGAAACGAGAAAGCAATGCCCGTCCGCAAGATCATCAGCCACCAGACCCCCGACGGAACCGACGTCCAGTCCGAGTGGTACTTCTCCCTCGGCAAGACCGACATGGCCGAGATGGAACTGGCCCACATGAAGGACCCCGGCACGTACCTCAAGGAGATCGTCGAGAACGAGGACAGCCGTCGGATGCTGGACCTCTGGCAGGAGATGCTGTTCCGCTCGGTCGGCATCCGCGAGGACGACCTCATCATCAAGGACGCGGGTGTCATACGACGCTTTAAGGGGTGTGGTGCCTACGAGGCGTTCTTCGCCGATTTGGTCGAGATGCCCGACGCCGGGTTCTCGTTCTTCATCTCGATCATGCCCGCCGACATCCAGAAGAAGATCGCCGAGAGCGAAACCCAGGAGCGTCAGTACAACGACGACGAGCTCCTCGCCATGTCCGACGAGGACTTCATGAAGGTCGCAGGCAAGAACCCGATGCAGTGGTCGAAGCATCACACCATGATCGCCATGAAGCGAAAGACGGGCAACGCGGCCTGACGCAACAATGATGAACGGGGCGACCAGCAATGGCGACGGTGGGAGGGGTCTCCCGAAACCATATTCCGGATGCTGGTCGACCAAACGACAGCCGTAGCTCATGACTCCCCCAACGTGAGGAACATGCGCCCCGCTCATCGCGCCATATTCGTACTCGGTATCGGAGCGACATAATGCAGAAGGAATCCATTCCGTCGAATTGCTGCCCGCGATGCAAGAAGACCCACGAAGAGTGCGCAAGAAAGAAGCGTTGTTCGCGGTGGGAGGTCTCACTCCACGTATGTCGAATCTTCAACACGGGACCGAGAAAGTGACACCCTAGGCTCCTCGCATATTTCACAAGGCCTATAATGAGACCCCTAACGATTGGACGCCCTCTCATGCTCAAGCCCCAGAATAAGAAGGATATCGTCAAATTCCTCGCTGCTGGACTCGCCGCCGTTCTTCTCGGGAAGATCGAAAAGGTGATAAACAAGCAGGCTGACGAGTACTTTGGCCCTGACGAAGAGCCCAAGAAGGAACTGACCGCGTAACACTCATTTCCCAACCCCGCAAGGGGTTTGGGTTTTTCGAAAGGTAGCCATGGATTTCCCTGGTAACAGCCACTTGTCACACATCAAGGCCTCCAAGGAGGACTCGGGTACCACGGAAAACTCCGAGGCACCCAAGAAGATAGAACCGGTCGACGTCAAGGGCAAGGTCACGCCCCGCAAGAAGTCCATCGGACGTCAGATGCGCGAGATGTTCGTCGACGAGGGTGAGAACCTCCGCGACTGGTTCGTCAAGGACATGCTGATGCCCACGATCCGGGGGATGATCGTCGCGGCGTTCGGTCAGGTGACGACCGGCTTCCAGCAGGCGCTCGAGGAGAAGTTGAACCACGGCGAGCGCCCCAGTATCACCAGTCCGCCCATGGGGGGCAACCACGTCCCCTACAACCGCTTCTCGTCCAACGCTCCGGTCATCCGGACGATGAACAACGTCGTCCCGGTTTCTCAGAACGGGAGCTATCAGCCGAAGGTCGTTCGCCGGTCGAACTCCGTTCAGCAGTTCGCGTTCGAGTCCCGGCAGGACGCCGTCAACATCCTCCTCTCCCTCGAGGGGCTGATCGAGAAGTACCGGCACGCGACCGTCGGCGACTACTACAACCTCATCCCCGGGGTGGTCCCCAAGAGCACCGACGAGGAGTGGGGTTGGTACAACCTCAACCGCGCTCGCCCGGTGCCTCTGTCCGACGGCGGTTACGGGATCACCTTCCCGGAGCCCGAGCCGATCGACACCGGACGCTAGGCACCCCACGGCCATGTCCAGTGACATATTTCAGAAGAGGGAGCTGATCAAGCAGGCCTACCCCCACAGCAAGACCTGGCCCTCGAAGGTGAACAAGATGCCCGAGGGCCAGGTCGTGGCCATATTCTTCAGACTCAAACGGCAGGGGAAGATCTGATGAAGTCCCGTGCCTCTCGGCACAAAAGAGTTTTCGACAGGACCAATCCGAACTGGAACAGCAGGGACCGCTGGTTGAACGCGGTGTTCGTACAGGACGCGCAGGAGAAGGCGAATCATATTCTCCGAACCCGTGGTCACGTTTCGCTGAACGAGGTACTGACGCTCCTCGGTTTCGAGAAAGACCGATGGGGCGAGATGATCGGGTGGATTCGAGACTCGGATGAAGGCGACGGGTACATCGACTTCGGTGTATGGGCGCATGGATTCGCCGAGGGCCGGGACTGGACGCGCGGCAAAGTCGACTTCAAGCCTCTATATTTCAACGTCGACCGATCCGACGACCCCCTGACGTACCGAATACGCAAGTTGAAAGAGGAGGGGAAACTCCAATGGGAATGCGATTCGCCGCCGGTGTCGTGGTGGGAACGTTGTTCGGTCGCACCATCGTCAGAACCACCGCAAGGGTAGTACCGAAGTCGATCCGTCAGAAGGTAGGCGACAAGAGCAGCGACATGGTCGCCAAGTTCGTCGCTCGGCGCGTCGAGAGCGTGCTGTCCTTCGTCGACGAGAAGATCTACGGCGAGACGAACAGCGAGCCCGGACCCTACAGGAGGTACCGACGATGAACGGCCATATTCCCAAGGCCTACAATGAGCTGATGGACCGTCTGCTCGAGCCCGAAGACCGGAGGAAGCTGGAGATCATCGTCGGTGCGATGCTCACTGGCGGGGAACCCAAGATCGTAATCATTTGCGGTCGAGGAGGCAGCGGTAAGACGACCATCATGAGGATCATCCACCGCCTTCAGCTCTTCAACATCGTGGATTCGGGTCGTCGAACCCCACACGTGGTCTTCCAACACGAGGGTTATTTCCCGATCGAGGGTGACCCGTTCATTTTCGCTGAGGCTTTGAACGAACCCTTTGCGCTGAGCGGGACCATCTTCGTTCGTACCACTGGCGAACGTCTGCCGGTCAACAAGTACTACGTGCTCATGGACATGATTGACTCCGAATTGGACGAGATCGCCGAGCACTGTATCCGCACCTACACCAACGCCCAGGAGAACAACCGATGAGCCTCAAGTCCATGAGGAACCGTGTCACCGGAGCCATGGCCCGGCAGACCCTCACTGTCAAGACCCATTCGCCCGTCCTGCTGCTCGGCCTCGGCGCCGTCGGATTCACCACAACGGTCGTCCTCGCCTGTCGAGCGACCCTCAAGCTGAGCGACGTCCTCGAAGAGGGCAACAAGCTCCTCAACAAGGTCGACGAGAAGACCGAGAACGAGGGCGAGGAGGTCAAGAAGAAGGCAAAGATCGGCGCAAAGCTGCAGGTGGCCATCCGCGTCGCCAAACTCTACGCCCCGTCTGTCGCCATTGGACTCGGCACCCTCACCGCTCTCACCGGCGCTCATGTCATCCTGACGCGTCGCAACACCGCTCTCACCGCCTCTCTCGGCATCGCCACCAAGACGCTCCAGGACTACCGCAAGCGTGTCGTCGAGGATCAGGGCACCGAGAAGGACCTCGAGTACCGCTGGGGCACCGCCGAGAGGGAGGTCGTCGAGGAGACCGAGACCGGCCCGGTCACCACGATCTTGAAGGGTCTCGACCAGGAGGCCATCAAGAAGGAGATCGACGCCGGGTCGGTCTACGCCCGTCTGTTCGACTCGGACCACGATGACTGGTCGGAGTTCCCGCACCAGAACCAGACGCGCATCGAGAACGTCCAGAACATGGCGAACACCCTTCTCCGCGTCGACGGCTTCGTCACGCTGAACCAGGTCTACGAGATGCTCGGCTTCGAGCGTACCGCTGCCGGTCAGGTCGTCGGCTGGGTCATCAACCCCAAGGACGGCCGTGGCGACGGCGTCATCGACTTCGGCGTCTGGAACGAGGGCGTGTACGAGGGCAAGAAGTGGATCAACGGCGACAAGCAGGCGATCCTTCTCGACTTCAACGTCGACGGCGAGATCCTCAGCCTGATGAAGCAGGTCTGAGGACCTGAGGGGAGTGATCGAAATGTTCACCAAGCTACTGTGGGCTGCGCTCGGAGCGGCGGCGGGATATTACGTCGCCAAGACACAACTTCACGACCACTACGTGGAGAGGCTCCGCAAGGAGACCGAAGTCTCCCGGTACTTCTTCGAGGAGAAGTACAAGGCGAAGATCGAGGCCGCGTTGCTTGCTCATGACACCCAAGTGATCGTGGAGCAGGACGAGGCTGAAAGCGAAGTGTCGAGCGATGACCTCCCGGCCAGCATTCTTTCCGAGGAGGCCGCTGAGGCACTGACGAACTACCAGGGCATTTCCTCGGCGCCGTCCGTTCTCGCTCAGGAACTGGTTCAGTCCCAGATCAGTACCAAGGTCGAGGAGGCGGAGAAGCTGGACGCCGCCACCAACACCAATGAGCCCGGTCCGCGTCTCATCAACTTCACGATGTACGACGCGAACGAGAACGACTACCAGCAGGCCACAGTGACATATTTCGCCACCGATAGCGAAGTGGCCGACGAGAACGACGAGACGCTCTCGAAGGAGCTCGTCCAGAGGCACATCGGGTACTACAACCTCGAGCAGCTCGGCGAGCACCGCAAAACCATCTACGTCCGGAACGACCGGTACAAGATGGACTTCGAGATCGTCTGGGACGGCCGCCACTCCGAGAGCGTGATCGGCAAGTAAGGGGGTGACTACGGGATGAGCGTCCGCCTTGACGAGCCATATTTCGAGTGGCTCTACCGGCAGGTCGCCGATCCCGATATCCCCGAAGGACCCCTGACATACTGGCGTCTGCTCCGTATTCTCTTCACTACGGAGTTCGAGGTTGTCGTCGAACGTGACGAGAACCGAATCGAAGGCGGGAAGGCTCTGCGACTCCGATTTTTGGAGGACCAGGGCCTTCCTGTTGACGAGGACCCTGAATGGATGGAGACGGGGTGCTCGGTGTTTGAACTGATGGTCCGTCTTGCTCAAGACCTCGAGTTTGAGGCTGACGGGACGGTCCACTACTGGTTCTGGACTCTTATGAGCAACATCGGGCTCGAGGGATATCACGATCGTCGACGACTGCCCAGATCATTCATCAGCAACGTCCTCGAGGACGTAATACATAGGAACTACAGCCCGGCCGGGGAAGGCGGATTCTTCCCACTGCGATATCCACGTACGGATCAGCGTTCGGTTGAACTCTGGGATCAACTGAGTGCTTACGTACTGGAGCGGGGGCGAGCTGAGTGAAAGGAGGATAGATGGAATCGAAACTGGATTTCTTTCAGGTGTGCACGAAACCTCCCCGCAAGGAAGGCGAACCGGTGGAGATCTACCCCGACTTCATCGTCGGGAACTCCAAGGACCTCATGGTCCGTGGGCAGTCGTTCTACGCCATGTGGAACGAGAAGGAGGGTCTCTGGTCTACCCGCGAGTACGACGTCAAGGACGCGGTGGACGAAGCCCTTCTGGCCTACGCTAGGCAGTTGAAGGAAGCCGGCACTCCGTGCAACGTGAAACTCCTCCGCTCGCACAACTCCAAGCAGTGGACGCAGTACAAGCAGTACCTCAAGAATGCTAGCGACGACGCCAAGCAGCTCGACCGAAAACTGACCTTCCTTAACACGGAGGTCAAGAAGAACGACTTCGTCAGCAAGAGGCTTCCGTACAATCTCGCCCCGGGTGACTTCAGTGCCTGGGATGAACTCGTGGGTACTCTATATTCCGACGAGGAACGCGAGAAGATCGAATGGTCGATCGGAGCCATCGTATCCGGAGAGTCAAAGAAGATCGAGAAGTTCGTGGTCTTCTTCGGAGAGCCCGGCACCGGTAAGTCGACCATCATGAAGATCATCGAGAAGCTCTTCGAGGGCTACGTCGGCATGTTCGAGGCCAAGGCGTTGGTTGGTTCTAACAACGCCTTCGCCACGGCGGTCTTCAAGACAAACCCCCTGGTTGCGGTCCAGCACGACGGGGACTTGTCCAAGATCGAGGACAACAGCGTGCTCAACTCGGTGATTGGTCACGACAAGATGATCATCAACGAAAAGCACAAGCCCGGCTACGAGATGGTCATCGACGCGTTCCTGTTCATGGGGACGAACAAGCCTGTCAAAATCAGTGACTCCAAGTCAGGCCTGATCCGTCGTCTTATTGACGTGAACCCGACAGGTATCACGCTCGAGTTCAACCACTACCGATCTCTCATGGCGAGGGTGGAGTTCGAGCTGGGTGCGATCGCCCACCATTGTCTGGAGGTCTACAAGGCGAAGGGCGGTCGTGGCGCATACAACGACTACAAGCCCGAGCGCATGATCCTCAACACCGATCCGTTCGCCAACTTCATCGACGATCACTTCGATATCTTCAAGGAAAAGGACGGCACAACTCTCACCCAAGCTTGGGCCCTCTTCAACAACTGGGCGGAAGACAGCAAGCTCGGCTGGTCCATGAAGAAGTACCACTTCCGCGAGCAGTTGAAGGACTACTTCGAAGAGTTCCACGACCGAGCGGTCTTCGACGGGAGTTCTGTAAGGAGCGTCTACAAGGTGTTCCGAGCCCAGAAGTACCGAACTCAGGTTACCAACTCGAAGCGCACGGCCTTTACCCTGGCCATGGACGAGACCGAGTCGATCCTGGATGAGATGTACGCCGGATATCCTGCGCAGTATGCGAATGCTGCAGGCAACCCGAAGCTCTACTGGGATGACTCCGAGCGCATCAACAAGAAGGGCGAGACCTTCACCCCCAAGCCCAACCAGGTCGTATCCACGGTCCTCGGTGATCTTGACACTTCGGAGCTCCATTTTCTCAAGGTCCCCGAGTACCACATCGTCATCGACTTCGACCTGACCGAAGACGACGGTAAGACCAAGTCGCTCGAACGGAGCATGGAGGCGGCTGCCGACGGTTGGCCGCATACCTACGCCGAGATCAGCAAGAGCGGCAAGGGTGTCCACCTGCACTATATCTACGACGGCGATGTCAACGAGCTGGCCAAGGAGTATGCCCCCGGTATCGAGATCAAGGTGTACACGGGGAACGCGTCACTCCGACGGAAGCTGACGAGGTGCAATAACGTCGCGGTAGCCACCCTTAGCGGTGGACTGCCCATCAGGGAGAAGAAGACTGTGTTGACAGACAACACCATCAAGACTGAGCAAGGTCTCCGGAACATGCTCGTCCGATGCCTGAGGAAGGAGTTCGGCAGTACCAAGCAGAACATCGACTTCGCCGCCCATATCCTCGGCGAAGCCAAGAGGAGGGGAGTCCCCTTCGACCTGACCGACATGAGGTCTGATCTCATGACGCTCGCCAACAACAGCACGAACCAGAAGGATATCTGCCTGAAGACCGTCTTCCGGATGGACTTCCAGTCGGAGGCCTCTCTGGAGGACAGCCCGGAGATCGTGAAGAACGAGAGTGCCGAGAACGGCCGCATCGTATTCTTCGACTGCGAGGTCTACCAGAATCTCTTCGTGATCTGCTGGAAGTACCTCGGCTCCTCGACCGTCACCGCGATGATCGAACCGACTCCGTCGGAGGTCGAGAACCTCGTCAAGAACTTCAAGCTGGTCGGCTTCAACAACCGGGGGTACGACAACCATATCCTCTGGGGTCGGATGCTCGGCATGAACAACGAGGAGCTCTACCACCTCTCCCAGCGGATCATCAACGAGAACGACAACGCGGCGAAGTTCGCCAGCGCCTGGAACGCGTCCTACGCCGACGTGTACGACTTCTCCTCGGACAAGAAGTCTCTGAAGAAGTGGGAGATCGAGCTCGGTTTCCCGCATGTCGAGATGGATATTCCCTGGGACAAGCCGGTCCCGAAGAACAAGATCAAGCAGGTCGTCGAATACTGCAAGAACGACGTCAACGCCCTCGAGGTAGTCTGGAACCACTGCCAGCAGGACTTCATCGCCCGGCAGATCCTGGCGGACCTCAGCGGCCTCACCGTCAATCACTCGACTCGCACGCACGTCATGCGCATCCTGTTCGGCAACGAGCGGAACCCGCAGCGGTCGTTTGTGTACACCGACCTGTCGAAGATGTTCCCGGGCTACAAGTTCGACGAGTACGCCAAGGTCGACAAGAGCACCTACCGGGGTGAGGTCGTCGGCGAGGGTGGCTACGTCTACGCGGAACCGGGCATGTACGAGAACGTCGCTCTCCTGGACGTCGCCTCGATGCACCCGACTTCGATCGTGAAGCTGAACCTGTTCGGCCCCTACACGGCGAAGTACTCCGCGATCCTCGAAGCCCGTCTCTCCATCAAGGAGGGCGACTACGAGTACGCCAAGGGTCTCCTGGAGGGCAAGCTCCGCCCGCATATCGAGGAGATTCAGAAGATCGAGGACCCGAAGGAGCGCAAGAAGGCCTTCAAGAACCTCGAGCAGTCGCTGAAGCTGGTGGCGAACTCGACCTACGGCTACACGTCGGCGAAGTTCGACAACCCGGCTAGAGACCCGCGCAACAAGGACAACATCGTCGCCAAGCGCGGTGCGCTCTTCATGATCGACCTGAAGCACGCGCTCCAGGAGAAGGGCGTCACGGTTGCCCACATCAAGACCGACTCGGTCAAGATCCCGGGGGCCACTCCGGAGATCATTCAGTTCGTGAAGGACTTCGGTGCCAAGTACGGCTACGAGTTCAAGCACGAGTCCACCTACAAGAAGATGTGCCTCGTCAACGACGCCGTGTACATCGCCTACGTCGGATGGGCGCCGGAGGGCGACCCGGTCGGCTACTGGTCGGCTACTGGCGCGGAGTTCAAGCACCCATACGTCTTCAAGAAGTTGTTCACCGGCGAGCCGATCTACTTCAAGGATCTGTGTGAGACCAAGCAGGTCAAGGAGGGTGCCATGTACCTCCGGTTCAACGGGGCCGTGAAGGAGATCGGGGAGCCTAAGGACGAGGCGCTCACGACGGAGACTCCCGAGGACGAGGACACGCACGTCGGCCGGTCCGGCATGTTCGTCCCGATCAACCCGGATCAGGACGTCGTCAAGGGTGGGGAGCTTCTTCGTATCAAGGACGGCAAGGAGTTCGCGGTCAGCGGTACCAAGGGATATTCCTGGCTGGAGGCGGAGGCCATCCGTCTGCTGTATCCCGAAGCCGTCGACCGGATGGTGTTCGAGAACCTGGACGACGCCGTCTCGGGTACCGGGTCCATCGCGGACATCATCGACGTGGCGTACTACAACCAGGTCGCCGAGGAGGCGTACCAGTCCATCGCTCAGTTCGGCAACGCCGATGAGTTCTGCTCGGTCTGAGTGAGCAACAGAGCACAACCCATCGACTCGGCGGAGGAGTTCGATCCGTATTCCTTCGCCGAGCGGTGGTACCACGACACATGGCCCATATTCGATCCGATCGGCTTCAGTAGATACGTAGGTGCCCTGAAGACGCTCGGCCAATTGGATGTAGAGGAGGGGTGATGGCCCCCAGGAACGTATTCGAGTCGGGCGAAGAGAACTTCGTGGCGCATGAGGACCTGATGCATCGGGTTCGTGTCATCCTCGACGACCTGTTCGGGATGCCGCAGAGCGAGGCCCAGGAGCTCATCGACGAGCTGCGGGACGCCGGTATCGGATTCGTGGAGCTCAACTGATGCCCATCCACTATCCTGACCCGCCGGGGTACGTGCCGGACGTCATGACCAGGGTCCACAGGATCTTGGAGGATTCCGGTCTGGATGACTCCGAAGTACACAACGTCATGCTCGAGATGCTGGAGGACGGCGTTCGGTTCCGCGAGCGTGGCGACCACCTCGACGGCAGTGACGCCAAGACCATCCTCAGCATCGTATTCCAGTGGATGGACGAGCAGAACGGCCCGCTTCCGGATCACACGGAGTTGCTCCATCGGCTTCGGAGTTCCGGATATTGCGGCTGCACCACAAGGTACGGATGCGTGGCTTGCGGAGGGGCGAAGGACTGATGGACGAGATCTACTCGGACGAACTGGACGAGGCTGAGAACCTGGAGGTCACACACCTCCTGGCGAACGCATCGGACATCGAGATCTGCAAGGCCGCCGATCAGGGCGACGCTGCAGCGGACTTCATTTTCCACTCCGTGTGGGACGCGGAGAGGCGAAAGGCCGCAGCCGCCGAGGTCGACAAGCAGTGGGAAGATCAGTGGGAGTGACTGCATATTGCGTATCGGGCCAGCACTTCTGTTCCAATAAGGAATGTCCAAACTCGTTCCCAACCACAAGCACGGAACCATAGACGCTCACCAAAGAGGGTGGTTCCTCCAGAGGAACGGCGATGCCTGGTGTCCCGATCATATTCCCGACTGGGTCGTCGAGTGGCGATCCAAGAAGAGCAAGGAGAAGGACTGATGAAGTTCTGTGACGCGATGGATTTCAAAGACAGTCAGCTCTGGTGCGAAACACACAACCTACCTGCGACATATCTAGCCGACAACGGCGACGACTACGTGTGTGAAGCTTATGCCATATTCGCAGGTAGCCAGAGTCTGAACCGGCACAAGGTCGAGATGTCGGACCTTCGGAGGGCTTTTGAATTCATCTTCGACAAGCTCATCAAGGCCGACAACGAAGTAGAAGAGATCGTCATCGACGAAGTGAAGAAGATCTTTGCTTCATACGAGGAGGACTGATGGCTTACACCAGCCACGGCCACGAGATCGCCGGATCGCCGGTGGAGAAGGGCCCCAAGCCGGACGCCACACTTTGCGGTGGTCTGAAGGTCTGCCCCAGGTGTCGGGCGGAGGTCAAGGAGTTCCACGACCTCTACAACGTCTCGGTCACCCCGAAGGAGACGGTCGTTCCGATGAACGTCCCGGACGACTTCGTGGCCCAGGCGAAGCGGCTGCTGATCGACTACGTGGACTCGCACTACTCCACGGAGTTCGAGAAGCCCGTGTTCGAGGTCTACGTCGTCTGGTTCGTCAAGGTCCTGCAGCACTGGAAGGCGCTCGTCGCCACCGACCGGCCCGACGGCAAGTACTACGAGATCACCTTCAACGGTGACCGTAACGAGGCCTACATCGACGAGTACCAGAAGACCAAGAACACCACCGTCAAGATCTGACCGAGGGGGATATTCCACCATGGCCGCACTGCGCAGAACCAAGATCGTCGGCGAGATCCCGATCATCAACAGGCTCGAGGGTACCGAGGAGGAAGGTCAGGTCGTAGGCACGGGCATAGTGGAGGAACTCCCCTGCGGAGACCAGATCGTCCACATGAACCTCCGCGGTAAGACGGCCGATATTCTCCGCCGGGGCTTTTCGCTGGGGGACGTCTCGCTGTACCAGTCGGAGGAGTGATCGACATGGGTTGGATTCGGCGAATGCTTTATCGAAAGGGATTCCGTCCCAAGCGAGGGTCGATATTCTATTCGCCCTCGCAAGCCTACATTTACGCCTACCTCGACTCTCGGTCTCCCGGTGCGGTCGTGAGGTACAAGCGTCGATGAGAGTCCTGGTAACAGGTAGTCGGGACTGGACGGACAAGTCACTTGTCTTCGAAGAGCTCGACTGGCTGTTCGAGACATATTTCCTCGAGAGTGACGAAGACGAATTCGTTGTTGTTCACGGGGCTTGCCCTACCGGGGCTGATTCTCATGCTGATGAGTGGGCGCGAGTGCGAGGCTCTGTACTCCCCCATCTCATCGGCGTCGAGCGTCACCCGGCAGACTGGAACGGTCCGCGCAAGAGAGGTGCTGGCTTCGCTCGGAATGCGGAGATGGTAAAGCTCGGCGCGGACCGTTGCCTTGCGTTCATTCACAACGAATCGAACGGTGCAACACACTGCAGTGAACTGGCCGAGAAGGCCAGTATCAACACCCAGATATTTAGGAGCAAGAGCAACATGAGCCAACTGGTTCGCAGGGTCGACGACGAGATCACGCTGGAGGGAGCCCGGATCATCTACCGGAACTTCGCCGGTAACGAGGGTATGTACAACGCGAAGGGCTACCGCAACTTCCACGTGGTCCTCGACCCGGTCCAGGGCGAGGCCATGCTGGCCGCCGGGTGGAACGTCAAGGTCAAGCCGCCGCGCGAGGAGGGCGAGCTGCCCTTCTACCACCTCAAGGTCAACGTCAAGTTCGACGGCCCGCGTCCGCCCCGGATCTTCCTGGTCACCATGTCGACCAACAGCCGCACCCAGATCGAGGAGGACCTCGTCGGGATGATGGACTGGGGCGAGTTCGACAACATCGACCTCAAGATCAGCCCGTACAACTACAACATCGGCGGCAAGCAGGGCGTCAGCGCGTACCTGAAGTCGATGTTCGCCATCCTCCACGAGGACGACCTCGACAAGAAGTACGCCCACATCCCGATCGAGGGTGCACCGCCGCAGATCCCCCTCGAGGGTGGCGTTCGTGCCCTGGAGGCTCCGGACGGGGCCGAGGTCGTCACGGACTCCGGGTGGGTCTTCGACGACGAGAAGGTGCTGTCCCGGTGATCGCATTCGCCATCGGAACGGCTTTCGGTTTCATCATGGCTCTTGTCGGAATCACAACCGGCATCGCCATATCACAGATCAAGAAGGAGAACTCGAAGTGAACATACTGACCTTCGTCGTCCTCATGTGGGTCGCGGTCGTAGCCGTGGCCTGGTGCGTCGACAACGGAACGGACATCCTCGCCCGGCGCAAGGCGGAGAAGAAGCGCAAGGAGGCCGAGCAGAAGGTCCACGAGGCGCGGCTCACCTACGCCATCGCCAAGATCAACCACGCCCGCCTGGCCCTTCGGGAGAACCCCACCGGCACCCACCGGCTCAACAAGGTCGCCTGACATGGAGACCTTCATATCCGACTTCAATTGGCTCTGGACTTATTTGGTCATCATCGGAGCTTCTCTCGTCGTGCTGGGGATCTTGAAGGTGGTCGACGAGGTTCGTCTTCTGGTAGAGCGTCGTAGATACCGTCGCGCACGTCTGGAAAGGGGAGGATCAGGTTGGGAAAAAACCTCGAGGAGTGGCAGAACGACCTAAAGAAACTCTGGGAAGAAGCTGATATTCCCAACGAGATCTCGTTCCACGAGTACCTGGATTACGAGCTCATGAAGGGATTCAGCCAGGACGCCACCGGAGTCATGTGGTCTCTGTTCTTCTACTTCGACAACGTCCCATGGAAGCCGCTGACGCCTCGCGAACTCCTCCAGTTCTGGGGCGTTCTCACTGAAGAGGAGCGTCTTTCAATCATGCTTGATTTCTCCTAGAATGGAGATCTGATGACCGAGATCGGGACCACCGAGGTCTTCCGCAAGACATGGTCGGCACGAGCTGTTCAGGTGACCGACGAGAACATCGAGGCCGTCGCCAGGTGGTGCGGTGGCGATATCCGCATGTACCACACGAGCGAACTCGGCGTCATGGGTCGGCGAATAGACCTCATCGTCCACGGCTTCAAGGGTGTGACGAACGTCGACCGGGCGTACATCGGCGACTGGATCGTCTTCGCGCCGAAGGACTCCTCCTTCATGGTCTACAAGACCAAGGCCTACAGGGCCACGTTCGAGACCCGCGAGGAGAAGGTCCACCGGGAGGCCATGACGGAACCCGAGGTCGCTGCCCGGAACCACCAGGTGCTGCAGCTCGTGAAGCGGGCGATGACCGAGCAGGACCTGGCGACGTACTACAGCAAGGGATCGGACGAGACCAAGGGGACGGCCGAGGCCATCACCGAGGAGATCCTCAAGCTGTTCATCTGAGCACCAGTCCTGTGGGCGGAAGACGCTAAAAGCCGCCCACCCACATACTTTCATATTCGGAGCCGAGCTATGTCAGCGCCTAGACGGGTTCCACGAGGTAGGTTCTGGGGCTTCTCTGACGGCATATTTCCGGAGGAGACCTCAAGAGGGGAGAGAATCGTAGTGGACACCGTACTGAACGAGTTCATGCGCCCCGTATTTCCCGGGGAGCCGGACGAGGTGCGACGCAGGCTCAGGTCGCCATACCCCGAGCCGTGGAAGTTCGTCTTGGTCGGAGAGACCAAACAGGTTGTCACCATTTCCGAGTACCTCTACCAGGAGAAGTGGGAGACGGCCGTCGGCATGGTCAAGGAGCTCCTTCGCAAGAAGGACCTTGCCATCTACAAGCGAGACCCTGCCAGGCTCGAGGCGTATATCGAGCGAACCACCCGGAAGATCCTCGACATGGGTAAGGACGACTGATGAGTGAGACCAAGATGCCCAACTGGCACTCCGTTCTCGACAAGAACAAGGAGGTGCTGTACACCGGCTCGCCGTTCGAGACGTCCCTGTGGCTCGAGGGGGTCACCGACTTCGAGGCGGCCAACATCCACTGGGTCCGCATCACCAAGACCGGCGAGGTCATGAGCATCAAGGACTACATGGACGGCGCCAAGCCGAAGCAGCACAACGTCGGCGACGTCATCCAGGAGGAGATCGCCAAGCAGGTGGAGGGACGACTCCGCCGGATCGTCCGTGAGGAGCTCAAGAGCCTCCTGGAGTCCATGGGGAAGACGGCCTACAACGCCGATGGGTACGAGACCGGGGAGCTGGAGAGCGCCGGTCTGAGGGCCATCCGTACGGTGGTCGAGGCCGAGGCCTACTACATGCCCCACGCCTGGGACTGCCCGAAGCGAGTGGGCAACTGGGACCGCGAGGGTCGCGCCACCAAGTGCAACTGCGGAGTCGGGGAGGAAGACTGATGAGCGACCGCAAGATGGCCTTGGGCGATATCCTGAGTCCGGAGGGTCTTCGTAAGCGAGAGGCAGGACTGCCGCACATCACTCCGGAGCAAATCGAGAACCTCAGGACCCTCCTGGAGGACGACGTCTCACTCTACGACGAGTTCCACACCCTGGTTCTCTGCGGCCTGGAGGAGTACGGAAGCGGCGGGGCGGACCGCCACGAGGTCGCCGAGAAGATCACGACCTGCCTCCTGCTCGTCGTGAAGGGGGCTCTCTGATGGTGGACGAGGACCCGACGCCGTCCTCGATAAGACCGAGTCCTGACCCATATTCCATAGAGGGGGAACCAATGAGCGAGGGTGAGATCCAGCGTCTGGGTGCGTTCATGAACGGCCCGGACCTCCCGACGTACGCCCGCATGATCACGTTCTTCAGCTTGCAGGGTAAGTACCTGCACCCCCGGGAGATCGAACACTTCCGGAACTCCATGACCGAGGAGGAGTGGGTCGAGTTCAAGGTCGAGTTCTGGAACTACATGTTCGACCTGAGCGAGAGCGAATACCAGGAGATCCGGAGCATCCTGGACGTCAAGAACGAAATCCTCGCTTAGTCCTAGGAAGGCTCAACCATATTTGAATGGAGGTGATTGCGTCATGAAGACGCGCTTATTATGTATTCTCCGTCCTTTCGGGGTCGGGGAAGGAGTGTGAGGCAGGGGTAGGGGTCTTCGGGCCTCTGCCCCTGTAACACAAGCAGTCTATTTTTCACTCGTACCATCAGCTCCACAGCAAGGAGTACCACCATGAGCAACACCCCGTTCTTCGATGCGCTCATCGCTGAGTACGGCGCGAAGGGTAGCGAGATCCTCAAGACCATGTCCACGCCTTTCCTGGCGCCGGTGAAGGCGCCGCTGCCCAAGCGGTCCGTGGCCCAGCTCATCCAGGTCCCCGAGCCCGACCCGGAGTTCGCCAAGCAGCTCCAGGAGTTCATCCAGACGATGCCGATGCAGATTCTGGAGGGTACCCCTGCCGGGTCCTTCATCAAGTCCATGGATGTCGTCAAGGACGACGACACTGGCGAGCTCATGCTCGAGGCCGAGGTGATGGTCCCTCCGGTCCAGACGGTCAAGGAGGACGTTGCAGACACCGTTGCGATGCTCAACGGGATGCGTCCCAAGCTGGCATGGGTCGACGAGTGGCAGTCGGGCGACCCAGACGAGGACGAGATTTACATTGCTCCCGTCAAGCCCATCGCCTTCGAGCGTGTGCAGTCCGAACTCAAGACCGACATGGTCGCTGAGGACGTCCGCCAGCGTCAGTTGGCCCTCTACCACCACGGTGTCATGGAAGGCCGTGAGAAGGCCGCACAGCTCCACGACGACCGCTTCGTGCCGCCCATGTCGGAGAAGACCATGCCTTCTTGGATAGCCGACGAGATCCGGGAGAGCAACGAGTCTCTGAGCGACCCGGAGATGATAGACCCCGATGAGTTCAACCCAGTGCCGCCCTACATAGCGATCGACCGAAAGGACGGGATGAACGACACCACCCCGGAGCAGACTGACGAGTCCGTGAACGCTGCTTCCAACAACACCGACAGCACGTCCACCGTCAAGCCCCTGTGGGTCAGTCATGAGGAGTAAGTTACAGTGTCCGTTACCCTGTTCCCCCATCAGAAGAAAGCCATCGGCGACATGTCGAATGGCAAGATCCTGTGGGGTGATGTGGGTACCGGTAAGTCACTGACTGCAGCCGCGTACTACATCGAGAAGGAAGCGCCGAAAGACGTCTACGTCATCACCACGGCGAAGAAGAGGGACTCCCTGGACTGGGAGAAGGAGTTCATCAAGTTCGGCGTCGGAGAGGCCGCAGGGCCGCTTACGGGCCGCCTCGTGGTGGACTCCTGGAACAACATCGCCAAGTACAAGAACGTCCGGAACGCGTTCTTCATTTTCGATGAGCAGAGGCTCGTCGGGAGTGGCGCTTGGAGTAAGGCCTTTCTCCATATTGTCAAAGCGGAGAAGAAGAACACCTGGATACTCCTAAGTGCCACTCCCGGCGATACCTGGATGGACTACATCCCGGTCTTCATCGCCAACGGTTTCTACAAGAACCGTACAGAGTTCATCGACAACCACGTCGAATTCAACAGCTACACCAAGTTCCCGAAGATCGAGCGGTTCCACAACGAACACAAGCTTGAGCGACTCCGCAACGAGCTTCTCGTGCACATGCCGTTCGAACGACACACCACCAGGATCACACACAATGTGAAGGTGGAGTTCGATGCAGACACTCTGCGGTTGATCACTCACGAGCGCTGGAATCCGTACGAAGAGAGGCCTATCCGCAGCCTCGCTGAGTTCTTCTACCTCATGCGGAAAGTCGTATATTCCCACCCGTCTCGTCTCGAGGCTGTTCGGGAGCGGATGAAGCGACATCCCAGACTGGTTGTGTTCTACAACTTCGACTACGAGTTGGAGGTGCTCCGAACACTGGCCGGGGAAGTGCCCGTGGCGGAGTGGAATGGGCACAAGCATGAGGAGATCCCAGACACCGATCGATGGGTCTACCTGGTCCAGTACACGGCTGGATCGGAGGGCTGGAACTGTACGTCGACGGACGCGATGCTCTTCTACTCGCTGACGTATTCGTACAAGGCCTGGCATCAGGCTCATGGTCGAATCGACCGTCTGAACACCCCATTCGACGTACTGCACTACTACGTGCTTATGTCCGAAGCTGCTATTGATGGTGGGGTTTTGGCGGCTTTGATCAAGAAACACAGCTTTAATGAGGTCAAGTTCGCTCGGAAACTGAGGGCTGCGGCCTGAAAACCCCATGCCACTTCTGATGTCAAAAGTGGCAGAGAAGTGGCAAGGGGCCCGAGTGAATAGGGCCATCCGGGTGAGTCGGGCGCTTACGGCCGTACGTGTGAATAGCCACACTAATCGGACAGGGGCGCCCGGCTCTTGGATGGGTCGCTGCCACTTTTGTGGCTTCGGCTGCCACTTTTGATTCAAAAGTGACATCCTATTTTGTCCGTTTCGCGCAGGCATCGTTGCAGGTCAGAGGGTTTCGCTCTTCCAGTCTTGCCACTTTACCACTTTTTTTTAAAAATAATGCGCGAAAAAAAAAGTAGATACCGTGTACGCAAGTTTTAAAAACTTTTTTGAGTTTTCGCGCAAAAGTGGCAGCGCGAGGATTCGTTCCAAGATGTCCGACTCGGCTCCAAAGAACCATAGTTCGTCCAAGAAAGTGATCAGGGTGGGGTCCCATGCGAGAAGAGTGGCGAGAGATCGCTGAGTTCCCGGGTTACTACGTCAGCAACACCGGTCTAGTTCGAAACGAAGCCACCGGAAAAATGATGGCCCATCAGACCAACGGACGAGGCATATCCTACGTCGGTATATGCAAGCGTGGTATCGACGGACTCGTGGCTCAGCACAAGAGGTCGATAGCCGTCCTCGTCGCGCAAGCGTTCCTGCCTCGTCCGAACGAGGAGTTCGACACGCCGATCCATCTCGACGGCGACCGACTCAACAACAACGTGTCGAACATCCTCTGGCGTCCGAGGTGGTTCGCCATCAAGTACGGCCAGCAGTTCCAGCAATCCGGCCCAAGCTTCGGCCGACCCATCGTGCTGATCGAGACCGAGGAGGTGTACGAGACCTCCTGGCACGCAGCAACGACGCTCGGGCTGCTAGACCGGGAGATAGCGATGTCCATCATGACGCGCTGCTATGTATGGCCCATCTTCCAGCACTTCAAATTGCTGGACCGGTAACAGAGAGTAGATACCAATCCGTGATCAATACATGTGCTTTAATAGAAGGGATAGAATAAGCCTGCGGTTTTCTATGCGAAAGGAGTGAAGCGTGCTGGAGCGGGACTACCAAAAAACGCTCATCGTGAAGCTCGAGCGCATGTTCCCCGGCTGCTTCATTCTCAAGAATGACCCGGGCTACCTGCAGGGTGTACCGGACCTCCTGATCCTTCATGGAGGCCGGTGGGCCATGCTTGAAGTCAAGGCCAATGCGAAGGCGCCCAGTAGGCCGAACCAGAACTACTACGTCGAGTTGCTGAACGGCATGTCCTTCGCGGCCTTCATCCATCCCTCGAACGAACAGGAAGTGCTTGATGCTCTCAGAGCAGAGTTTCAGGTTTAACTCCCATCCGAAAGTGGAAGGCACACACGCCTTCCTGAGCCCCTCAAAGTATCACTGGCTCCGGGACGACCCTGAGAAGCTGATCGCCCGTCTGGAGAACGCCAGGGCCACTGAGAGGGGCACCAGGCTGCATGCCTGGGCTGCGGAAGCCATCACCTTCGAGCGCTACCAACCTCGAGACGGTGACTATCTCTGTCACTACATCAACGACGCCTTGGACTTGGGTCTGTTTCCGGAGAAGGAGCTCTTTTACTCCTTCAACTGCTTCGGCACCGTAGACGCGATCGGGTTCGATCCCGTGGCCATGTTCCTTCGGATTCATGACCTCAAGACCGGAACCTCCAAGGCCTCGTTCGATCAGTTGTATGTGTACGCCGCCATATTCTGTCTGGAGTACGAGTTCAGGCCGTTCGAGATCAACGGCGAGCTCCGCATCTACCAGGCCGACGGCTACCAGACAGAGACGATCGACCGGTCATACTTGGCGACGGTCTACGACAAGATCCGGCACGATGACCAGATCATCGAGGAGTACCGGGCTCAAGTGAAGCAACAGAGGATGGGAGAGTCGGCTTGAACATCGAAGCAGAAGAGCGTGATGCTCTCGTTCACTACGGCATCCGACGCAAGTCGGGCCGCTACCCCTGGGGTTCCGGTGAGACGCCTTACGAGCGTGCAGGTACCTTCCAGTCCATGGTTGCAGACCTGAAGCGACAGGAGCTCAAGGAGAAGGACATCGCGGAAGGGTTCGGTATGACTACCACCCAACTGCGTGACACCACCGCCATGGCCAAGCGAGCCCGAAAGGCCGCTGACATCGCTCGAGCCAACCAACTCAAGGAGCGAGGCCTCTCCAATGTCGCTGCAGCCAAGAAGATGGGTGTCCCTGAATCCACGTTCCGGACGCTCATCAGGCCGGGCGCCGCTGAAGAGAACAGTATCCTCGAGTCGACTGCGGACATGCTCCGCGACCAGGTTGCCAAGAAGAAGTACATCGACGTCGGCGCTGGTGTCGAGCTTCACCTGAACATCAGCAAGGAGAAGCTCAGGGCCGCTCGTAAGCTCCTCGAGGACGAGGGCTACAAGATGCACTACATCAAGGTGGAACAGCTCGGTACGGGCAAGTTCACGACCTTGAAGGTGTTGGCGGGTCCTGAAGTCCCTTGGAAAGAGGTCAACGACAATCGGGATCAGATCCAGCAGATCCTCGTCAAGTCGAAGGATGGCGGTCGCACCTACGACGGTATCCGTCCTCCGATCTCGATCGACTCCAAGAGGGTCAAAGTCCGTTACGCTGAAGAAGGCGGAACCGACGCCGACGGTGTCATCTACGTTCGTCGCGGGGTCCCCGACGTATCGCTTGGAAAGTCGAACTATGCACAGGTTCGCATCGCTGTCGATGGCACGCATTACCTCAAAGGTATGGCGATGTACAACGACGACATGCCGCCTGGCGTAGACCTCGTGTTCAACACCAACAAGAAGAACACGGGCAACAAGCTCGACGCCATGAAGGAGATGAAGCGGGACAAGAACACTGGCAAGGTGATGGAGGACGACCCGTTCGGAGCCGTCATCGATGACCAGATCTACCGCAAGAACCCTGACGGCACTGAGATGCGCGACAAGGACGGCAACAAGATCGTCGAGTCCGCGATGAACATCGTGAACAAGGAAGGTAACTGGGATGAATGGTCTAAGAGCCTGTCATCTCAGATGCTGTCCAAGCAGAAGCCGACGCTCGCCAAGGACCAACTCGACATCACGTACGAGACCAAGAAGAGCGAGTTCGACACCATCATGAGTCTCACCAACGATGCCGTAAAGGCACATCTGTTGGAGAAGTTCGCTGATTCAACAGATTCGTCGGCTGTCCATCTGAAGGCTGCACACCTTCCTCGTCAGGCGACCAAGGTCATACTGCCGATCAACTCGATGAGTCCTCGAGAGATCTACGCACCCACCCTGGACAACGGTGACCGAGTAGCGCTTGTTCGCTTCCCGCACGGAGGTCTCTTCGAGATCCCCGAACTCATTGTGAACAACCGCCACCCTCAGGCGAATAAGCTTCTCGGCAATGCTCCTGACGCAGTAGGTATCCATCACTCTGTGGCAGAGCGCTTGTCGGGTGCTGACTTCGACGGTGATACGGTTCTGGTCATTCCGAACAACCACGGAAAGGTCAAGTCCCGTCCGCCACTCGAGGGTCTCAAGGGATTCGATCCTCAGTCGGCGTACCCTGGCTACGATGGTATGCGAGTTCTGGGCGGAGGCACGTACAACGCCAAGACAAAGAAGGTCGAGTTCGCCGAAGGCGAGAAGGCCAACCCCAAAGCTAAGGGTACCGAGATGGGGAAGATCTCCAACCTCATCACCGACATGACGATTCATGGGGCCACGGACAACGAGCTTGCTCGCGCAGTCCGACATTCCATGGTCATCATCGATGCCGAGAAGCACAAGCTCAATTACAAGCAATCGGCGATCGACAACGGTATCCCTGCCTTGGTGTCGAAGTATCAGCCCAAGCCTGCTGGTCAGGCCGATGGTGGTGCTTCAACCATCATCTCTCGGGCCACTTCTCAGAAGCGGGTTCTCGATAGGGAACTTCGGAAAGCCAAGGATGGCGGTCCGATCGATCCTGAAACAGGCAAGCTTGTGTGGGTGGAAACGGGTAAGGAGTACGTCCCCGGCAAGCCTAAGATGGTCAAGACCACAAAGCTTGCTGAGACGGACGACGCTCATGACCTTGTCTCGGAGAAGCGCAAGCCCATCGAGGTGATCTACGCTGATCACTCGAACAGGTTGAAGTCCCTGGCTAACGATGCTCGCAAGGAGCTTGTCAAGACCAAGGGTATCGAGCGCTCCCCCTCTGCGGCAAAGGTGTATGCCAAGGAAGTCCAGATGCTCAAGGACAAGCTGACCCTGGCACTCATGAACGCCCCCCGTGAACGACAGGCCCAGGTCGTAGCAAACGCCATCTACAAGCGAAAGCTTGAGTCGCACCCTGAGATGGAGGAAGCCGAGCAGAAGAAGCTCAAGTCGAAGGCTCTCGCTGAGGCTCGCATGAGACTTCAGGCTGGCAAGGACAAGATCACGATCGAACCACGTGAGTGGGAAGCGATCCAGGCTGGCGCCGTCAGCAACAACGTCTTGAAGCAGATTCTCGACAACACCGATGTAGAAAAGATCAAGGAACTGGCCACGCCAAGAGAGAAGCCAGTCATGAGCGCTGCCCTCAAGAACAGGGCCATGCTGCTTCTTCGTGGTGACAAGTACACCCTTGCCGAGGTAGCCGACCAGCTCGGTGTCCCGGTGTCCACTCTCAAGGCTGGCCTGAGTGGAGGTGGCGAATGAGCGAGAACCACATGCTCACCACCATCGACAATCCTTACAACCCTTTCACCCATTGGGATGAGTGGCTCCAGTATGACCTGGAACAGGGCCACCACTCCCTTGCCCTACTAGCGCGGGTGACCAGGACGTCCGACGAACTTCCAGAAGAACTTCAGGATGCGGACATCGAAGACGCAATTCTGGAGATCATCACCGAGAACGTTTCGGGCCTCCACATCAGAGTGACCGAGAACTGGAAGCCCTTCGCGTCCGTCTCGTAGCTCTACCACTGACTGACTCGGGGCCAGCCTTTGGGTTCTCGCTTCTCGTGATTATAGGGATCACGGCGAGACTCTTGGGCAGCCCGACGGCTGGTCCCGAGTCACATTGTGAGATTCCCACCTCCTTCATTTAGAGGGGGGAGGGGGTCTCGCAAAAAGTACCCCCCGTCTGCATCGCCCGCCTCCATATTTTTCCTCCGGGGGAACTTTTCGGCAGAAGTTTTACACCCCCGGAAAGCCCCGGGGGAACTTTTGGTCAAACAAACCTAGGGCTGAGGTCCCAGGAGTCTAACTTTCTTGACATGAACCCAACCGAAAGGAGTTGAAAACCGTGCCTGCTCGCCGACAAAGTGATCCGCA